CTAGTTCCAGCAGTTATGCTTCCTGCTGTTGCAGTAATATTACCAGTAGTTGCAGTAATACCATTACCAGCAGTTAATGTGTAAATGTTTACATTGCCAGTAGAACCAACTGACATTCTTTTAGTAATGTCTGATCCTACTTGAAGATAAATACCCGAACCATTATTTGTTTGAATAAAACTATTGCCACTAGAATCAGATTGTAAGAAAAGCCCAGTCGTTCCATATGAAGTTGGTGCAATAGGGTTATACCTGATATTTAAGCCTCCACCGACCTCAAGCCCACCAACGCTTGTTCCTCCTGGATTCCAGCCAGATACAGTATCCCATTGCTCCCAGATACCCCTAATAGCAGCCATGCCGATGTTTCTGAACACGCCGTATTGTTGGCTTTGACCATTGCCAAAGTATGAGGTTCTCCAACTTCCGACAGTCTGGACTCGGGCACCATATTGTACAAGGATATCAAGCTGACCAGATGCTCCTTCTGTTTGCCAATCCATTGAACCGTTAATAACAGAATTATCATTGGGGGAACCACCAACAACCAGACCGGCAGATGTTAACTCAAGCGTTGCCACATAGTCTGTCCCTGACCCCGAGTAGGTGCTGACGTAGTTATAACTTGGAAGAAATGGTTTTACTGTGATAGTGTTTGCTCCGCTTGATATCGTTTGTTTACCATCAACTATAAGAGCTTGTTGTTTTACAGAACCATCTGATTGAACAGCGCCATTTTTGATCCATAATGGTGCTCCATCAGGAAGTACACGAGAAATTGCATCTGTTACAGATACACTAGTTATTGCTGGTGCAATAGTAGATGATGTAGTATTTACTGGATAGCTCAATGATGACCCAGAAGAACCGTAAATAGATGATGATGAAATTCCGAGGAACTTGACGCCGTTGATGGTGTTCATTCCATTGGTTCCAGTGTATGATACAAGGTAAATACCGTTAATAAATGCATAGCACAAACCACTAGGCGGAGTTTGTGTGAATCCATTAAGCGATACCACGTTCACATCCTGCGGTGTCGTAGTGTAAAATATCTTTGACTCGGCGAACAGAGTACCAGCCGAATAATTAATTGACGATGACACAAATCCAAGGAATGATGCTTGTAGGGCAGCGGTTTGTGCTGTACCAGTTAATGCACCAGAACTATAATTTTTGTTTGGTACAAAAGTATTAACATTAATTGTTTGTGGACCAACGAATGGCCCTTGAAGTGATGAACTAGATTTAAACCATTGGTAATATGCAGTTGAATCTCCCAGGGTATTGTTTTGTTGGCCAGCGGTAGAATATGTTTGCAATATTGAGTTTGCTGGAATGCTCCATGTAACAGTGGCAATGGGATTATTAGTTAGATTTAATGATGTTGTCCCTCCACTTGGGACCGTCGAGATGTAACAACCTGTGAGATTTGCTCCAGAAATGCCGGTGTAAGTAATTGTGTATACTAGTTGCGAAGCTTCCACGTAGCAAACACCACCACTTGCTAAGAACTGGGATATTGAAATTGGCGTAATGGTAATTGGCGTGGTGGTTGTGAGTGAACCAGATGACGCATTGACCGTTGTTGCAATAGTTTGCTTTAGCCCTACTGTGGAATATGATGTTCCAGCAGTTAAGGTCGATGTAAGAGCAAGATTATTATTAGAAGTAGTTGGAGAAATATTGCCTCTTACTTTTATATCTGTATTATATAGCCAAGCTCCATTAAACTGAGGGGTTGTCGTATTAGAAGTATGAACTCTAACAGCTATTTGACCAGGCAAAAGAACTCTAATATAAAGACCCAAAATTTGATTATACCCAAATGAGTTTGTACCTGATCCATTATCAATATCTAAACCAATTGTATTATTTTCTATACTTGTTCTTGGACCAAAAACATTTTCTTCATTATATGAGGTACCATTTGACCATTTAATACCAATTGAGTCTGGCCCTACAAAATTACGAACCCTAGCTTCTACATAACCATTAGTACAAGGTCCATAATTAATTCCTATAGTACCTGATGTGGTATTTGTATACGACCCATCGATTGTGAATCCTTTAATTGATGGTAATGCCCGTAATTGTTGCCACCACCCAGATATTTTATCAGGTTGATTTGATGTTGGAGGAATGGGAAAATAACTTGCAATATTCATTGATATAACAGAATTACCACCTGCTTGATCATATGGATAAAGAAAAACTTGATCTACATCAGAACCTTGAAAGCTAATATCTGTTGTTGTTGTAGAAAGACCAGCAGTTGCTGCATCAAAATAATAATTTCCAGATGGGAAATAAACAATTGCTGGAGTTTTATTAGAAGCTGCCCATGCTTTAGCTGCAACAACTGTTGCTGCAATTGCTGTTGTATCCTTATGACCAGAGTTTGGTGAATTCCCTGGTGTATTCCCTTGAACTCCAAGAGCAATATCAAAATCACCATATGCTCCAAAATCTTTAACATTAAAGATTGGTGATGTTGAAACAGGAATTGGTGAATTTGTAGTATTACCACTTACTGATGAAGCTGACAATTGAAGATTATTACGAGCAGTAGTAATATTTGTAAGATCTGAAAGGTTATTAGTTTTTGATAATGCGCCACTAGCTGTTCCAGTTAATTGGCTATAATTAACAGCATCTGTTGAATTAGTACCATTTGGAACTGTTACATGACCTGTAAATGTTGGATTTGCTTTTGGAGCAAGCAAGCTTTCAGCAGTTGTTGCTCTAGCAATTTCTGTATTTAAATTTGTTTGAACATTAGCAGCAGAACCAGCTGGGTCAGCACCTAGAATAAGAGCATCGTTAGTACGTTGCCAATAGTTAACACCTTGATAGTATGCACGTACATAATATGATGCTGCTTGGGTTACAACAATTCTCCAGGCACCATGAGATCCATATTGGATTCCACTAGTTATAGGTCCAGCATTAGCTGGTAAATTATCATTAGGGATTGGGTCGCCTAATTGTGGTGGTGTTGTAAATCTAGATGTTAGCCATAAATCTACTTGCACACCATCTATAGGTCCATCAACACCTTCAATAGTTCCTGTAGTTTCAAGAGAGTTAGGTAATGATGTTGTAATATTAAAATTTATTTTATCCATTAAACACCACCTGCATTGGCGGATGCGTACATAAAGTGAGGTCGGGCAGGATTGATGAACATTCTTGGAATAAGTCCACCAGCGACAAGCATAGACCGCTTAGAACCGACCATGTATGTTCTTTTCATCTGACGAAGTTGCTTATCAGCAATTTCTTTTTCTACTTTATAAAATTCCATCCAACGGTCATAATAATCTCTACGATTTAACCAGGCAGCATTCATACCTTCTGGAGTAGGTTGTTCAATGTATTGTCTAGCAACATGTTTAATAAAATGAGCATATGTTTGTGAAGAAAGAATTCCATACCAGTTAACTGGCCATGGAGCTTGTGCCTGAATACCAATTTCATATGCTGGTCTAAATACAGGCTGGAACTCATAATTACAATAATCTACAGCTTCTGTAGCCATAATAAAAGAAACTTGTTCAAAAGCATTAAAATTTGATTGTTTCATTTCTTGTAAATAAGGCCCACCTTGGCTTGAATCAAAAGAAGCATCAATCCTACCAAAAATATTTACAGCAAGTTGCCGTTCATCATAAGTAAGTGATGACCAAAATGGCATTTGTTCTACAACTTCATATTGATCAGTAGCTGTTCTAGGCGACCCATCAATAGCATAAGTCCATTTTACAAGATAATTCCCCATAATAGAAGATTGTTGAGAATTAAGAGTATATGAATATTTTCCAGTTGTTCCTTCTTTAGGTGCCACTGTACCAGCAGGTACGACAATAGTATTGTTATCTGTATTGACAACTTTAAGGGTTACATTATCACCATCAGGGTCAGTTAAAACACCATTTTGGTAAATCATAATACCAACTGGTTCTGGAGCAAATTGTGGAACTGGACGTATTCTCATTTATTTTTATCCTTAAGGAAGCTTAGTTTCAGTCCAGGTTGTATCACCAATTTTTTGAGTGTATAAACGAACTTTGTTACCATTGCCACGAATATATACATAGATATTATTAGCATCTTTTTCGACTAATGGCGTTGCATTAGGAAGTAAACCAGAGAATGAAGCTGTATCTCTACCCCATTGCCCATTTGTAGGTTTAAAATCATGATTAAAAACTCCATCATTATCTACATAAAAAATGTGATCATAACCATTTACATTTATTTTAGCTACTGCCATTTCTTCATCTCCTGGGATTGTCGGGTTTGGGGTTGGTGGCACAGGAGGTTGTGTTACCTGTGCAATAATTGTTGTAATTTGATCTAAAATTGGTTGACCTGGGCAAGCTAAATGACCACCACCATCAGCTCCTAGTTCTCCATGACCAATCCATCCTGATCCATTTGGGTCAGAATTACGAACTAGTGGGATACCACAAACATCTTTAAGCCAACCATAAAGTTTTGCATCAGCTGTAATTTGTTGTGGAGTAAGTGAATCTCCAGATTGTCCTTCATGTTCAATTGAAATAGCTACACCATTATAATTAGCTTCTGCCCAAGCAACTCTATCTGTATCTACATACTGATGAACTGTTCCATCTCTACCAACACCAAAATGAGCTGAAACTTGAGCATTAGGATTTTGAAACCAACTATCTGTGCCAGATAAAGTTCCAGACATAATATGCATTACTCCAAGACGAATTGGACCCATTTGCCCACCTTGGTTTGGGATATTATCTCCGTACCATGCAGCTCCTGGATATCTTGCCATCATTATCTCCCTATTGATCTTCTATTACTAATAGTGGGAAGCTCCAAGAAATACACTTAGTAACCTTCAGTAATATTAAAGTCTACAGGGTCTTGATCGTCATCTAACGCATAGTCATATGTTGTACTCATTGGTGGGACAAACTCTTCAACCTCATCAGTTATAGCAAAATCTGTCGCATCTTGATCGTTGGGTAAAAACCAATTATCAGAATTATATGTTTGAGCGTGAGATACTGTGCCTATAGCTTTGATATAAATAGATTTTACTAGTTGTTTTGGTGGATTAACAAGTCTAATTTTTGCTTTAATCGCTAAACTACTCATAATAGCTAGAAATCTAATGTTGTTTACTTTAGTGGAAAACGAAGTTGAAATTGCGTTTGATGATAAATTAGCTTTAGCAGAAATTGCAGGAGGAAGAACATTTTCTGTTAAGGTAATAGTTTTTCCACTTGAGGAACTTAGACTTTGAACAGCAGCTGTTTGATCACTATACACTACAGGCATAGGGGCAGAAACTTCAGCTTTGGATTCTGCAACCGATGCTGTTAAAACTGATATTGACTTAGAAATTGAATTTAGCAACACATTAGCTTTACTTAAAATACTAGACGTAAAGTTAGCAGACGAAGTAACAGCCTGACCTGTGGTTACGGCTGTAGACGACACTAAGGAAGAATTATCTAGTTCTTTTAAAGTTGTAGTGTTAGCACTAGTAAGCTGGGTATAACCCGTAGATACTGTATTGTCAATTTCGTTTATCAATATTGAGTTAGCAGAATTAAGCCATTGTGAATTTGTTTTTGCTGCAATATCAGACTCTACAGTAGTTAGTGTTTGTGCTATTGTAGGGACGGGAATGTATAAAACTGACGTTGCACTAGCAAAATAACCAGATTGTGATTGGACCCAGTTAAGTGTTAAATTGCCTACAGTCGTAGTAGGTATAGAGCTATTAGTAGAATAATAAAAAGCTGCTTGAGCACCACTTGCTAATAACGTTAATCCAGATCCAGTTGGTACCGTCCAACTTTGGGGGCTTCCTGTTGTACCCGTATTTGAGCCTACGATAGAAAAAACTATTCCATTACTAACAGATACGCCATTTTGCATAGAAAGTATATCGTTAGTTTGTATATTATCAATATAATCAGTTGCATATCCAATCAAAGTTAGATTTGGTGATGAAGATGTGCTATACGCTAAACTTAGTCTAGACGCACCTGAAGATTTTGATAGGTAAAGTTGAGTTTTTTCATTTGAATCTGGTAGTGCTAAGGTTGTTACAGCTGCACCATTTGTTAATGTTGAACTTGTGCTACCTTGGACAAGCTGTAAGTTAGTAAACGATGAACTAGTCATGCCAAGGTAAGAAAATATTACTGATGTACCAGAGCTAGGTACTGTTACGTATCCGTACATCGGGTATGTTGTGCTGGGAATTGGCGTTGGAAACGAAGTAGTGCTAAATACTGGGAAAGAGTTAGATGATAAAATACTAAGGACAGACGTACCAGTTGTGCCCGTATAAGTCGTAGAACCAGACGAATAAGATATGGAGGGNAGACTTCTTATATTAACACCGCTAGTACCTTGAAGATTGCCTGTTGTAGTTAAAATACTACCAGATGTTCCATTTGTTACGACAGCGGGACTAAAACTGTTTACACCTAGTAATCCGTACCAAACTTCAACTGTGCCACTATTTGCTGTTAAGCTGTAAGCTGGATACATATTAGCTGAAGTTGAGATCGTCGTTGAACCTGTCGTTTGATAATATAGTGTTAAATTATTGAGGGTAGATGTACTATAATTAACACTTGTATATGTAAAGAGAGCGTAACCAATGTCAGCTTGTATCATTACTTTGCCAGAACTAGGAAAAACAGTAGGATATCCAAAACCATCATACACAGCAGACGTAATAGAAGATATACCTATGTTTGACCCAGTATAAGTGAAAGGGGCACCATTATTGTAGGGGAAATTGCCAAAAGCTGTAGCAGAAGCGTTAAGCGTATAGCTAGAGTTAATTGAAGATACTGTCTGCCCCGTCGATGCTGTAGCAATGGGTGCTGTAATATTAGCCTTAACTGAAGCGTTATACAGACCCATATTATAACTAGTAACGTTTGAGTTAATTATAGCTGAGGTGGTAGACGAAATTGATGGAAAAACAAAGCTCGATGTATCGTAAATACCGGAAACTTCTGCAACAAATACAGATCTAGCGTTGGATGTAGTAGCAGAAAAAGTAATAATAATTGGTGTAGTCGTGTTAGTGTAAGCAACTTTAACTGGCTGTACAAATATGTATGTACTGACACTTCCTGTAGGACCCTTTGAGCTAACAGATGATTCTACAAAAGTCCAGTTTGCATTACCAGAACCGTCTTTGATAGTAGAAACTGTGATACCACCACCTAGTTTAATGACCATCACTAAGGTATTACCTACTGTAGGCAAAGAAGCATTTATAGTAGTGGTGTCGCCACCAACAACTGTTGTTCCTGAAGTAATAGTTCCAGACCCAACAGTTCTTATGCAACCAGTAAATGTAGTTGATGTTACCCCAGTGTATGTAAATGTTGAAGTGCCGACACTAATTGTGCCAGAGTCTGGGAACCCTATTGTTGAAACTACATTTAGTGTCGTCCCAGAAGAATAAGCCAATCCATTTGTCGTAGTTGATCCAAAACCTATTCCTACGTTACCACCAGAAGCCGAAGATAAACTGTATCTGAGTGAGTTAACTAAGTTTGGGATTACGACAGCGGGTGTCGGAATTGAATAACCAGCCATTAAGAACCTATCCTAACTTTGATAAATGCCGTTATGTTCGGCATTAGGTTAGGTCAATTGAATCTGGAGGCCTGTACTCCCCGAAGTAATTTGAACCGTGATACCAGAAACTGTTACGGGAACGTAGTTAGTAAGTGTATTCCAAGCGATAGAACTACCAGTTCCAATTGTTGCTGTTGTAGCTAAAAAGAATCCACAAACGTTACCCCATGAGCCACCGGACTGAGTAAAACTAATTGTATTGTTATAATATGTCGAAGCATAATATGGGCTAGAAGTACCAGTAGGAATCGTTGGAGTAAAGAATGTATTTGTACTACTAGTTACACCAGTTGTGTTAGTTAATGTTGCTCTTGCATATGAAGTTCCCGAAACTTCTGCGGAAATGACATTGGCGTTAACATAAAAACTTGTTGTTGAAGCAGTTGTGGCAGCTTGCCAAGCAACTGGAGTATAGACAATGCCATTTGAATCTGTTACGTTGGCAGTATTTGACCAAGAACTAACAGTTCCCATAACACCAGCAGATGAACCAAGGCTTGATACTTTATAAATAAAGTTATTTGCTGAGAATGTAGGTGGAATTACAATATCATTAACAGCAACACCAGTTGTTCCACTTGCATGTACGTATTTTGCAGCAATAAGACCTAAATACCAAGTACCGCCAGAAGCTGGAAGCACAAGTGAACCTGGTGTACCAAAAATTTGTTGTAGTACCTGCTGCTCACCATAATTAGTCAATGGCATGGGAAATGCTCCTTATTATTAAGAAATTTGAACTTTAAATGTAAGTGTTACAGAGTCGCCCTGGTTAAGATCTAATGAAGCAAAATCTGCTAAACCAAATAGATTTCCCTGTACAGTAGTAATAGGTGTTGTTGCAGGAATGCTAGGTAACGGGGTTGAACCTCCAACACCTCTTGTAACATTCCATTGTGTATAAGGTGAGCCAGTAGCTATGCTATTAACTGTCATAACTTCTGATGCGACTTGAATATTAAATGGATAGGAAATTGGGATACTTCCATAAATAGAAATAGCTGTAATAATGTTTTGCGTAACGCTTGTTACAGCTGATTGTAGCGCAAAACTACTAGCAGGTGTAATAACGTCATATAAACCACAATTTGTAATTGTTTCATCTTGCGTAGCTGTTATAGTTCCAACTACACTAAGGGTATCTCCAGTTGTGCTTGTTGTAGTGGCACTAGCAACACCCATTGTCCTACCATCTTGAACAACTTCGCCAAATAATGCTTGATTAGTAGGTGAAGAAACTCCAACATCTGTTCCCCAAGCAATATAACTTGGAGTAATAGCAGTAACACCAAGGATTCTTTGAACTAAATTGGCTCTACCATTGATTGTCAACGTTGCAGACATTTACGACTCTAATTTTTCTCTCTGTGCATTTAGCCCCCAAGAAGAAATTATTCCTAAATCTTCTTGGGAGCCATTTACACGTACAATGACAGCTTTAACCTCAATACTTTTAACACATTGCGTTAAAGTATCTTGTTCTAACCCTGCCAACGGGTAGTCCTGTATTGACCAGTCTGAACTGGGATAGCACCAAGGTTTGAACCAGTTACTGTAATTGATGTACCAGCAGCAGTTGCATTAAAAGCAGTAGTGGTACCTGGGTAATAAGGTACATTCTGTCCTTGCACTGATGAAAGTACAAAACCAGTACCTGGGGTTACGTTCCCAACATAAGCATTTGTTGGAACACCAGTACCAGTTACAGGCTTACCAAAATCAGACCATATAATTGAAGTATCAGCAACAACACCGCAAGCAGCAGTACCAGCAACCGTAACAGTTCCAGGGGTTGCAGTATTGGCAATTTTAAAAACTGATGTTGTAAGCCCTGAAGAAATAACAGTGTATGTTCCGTTATATGTAGTAGGAGTAACACCTGAAATTGTAATAATATCACCAGAAGCAAAATTGTTAGTTGCTGTTACCGTCCAGTTTGTTGAATCTGTAGCAATTGAACCAGTTGCGATTGCAGCATATTTAACTGTAGCAGTATCTGTACGGCTGTAAATCTGGCTCTCAAAGATATTGGTACGAATTTGACGAACTTGTTTAGCCTCACCAGTAATGTTAAAACCTGAGTAACCAGTTGATTGGTTAGGGTTGTGAACAATAACATCGTCAACCCATGTAGGAGCCATATAAGCACCAGTACCAAGAGTGTTTGATGTAGCTGAAATAGGAGTACCGCTACCCGATGACCATGGGTAAGCAACCATGGCTGGAGAGTCAACATACTTTGTACCAGTAGTTGAGTAAGTTGGCCATACTAATGTTGTTGTTCCACTTGTAACCTGCTTAGTGGCACCAGCAACAGTGGTTCCTACATAAAGATTGTATGATGTTGCTGCAACTGGATTAAGGGCATTAGTAGTTTGATCAACTATTGCAAATGAAACTGAAGCTGTTGTACCGGCTACAACAGCAGATGCAACTGCGTTTGAAAAAGATTCAACTCCATTAGAAACTCTTGTTACATAGTAGTAATATGTAGCAGCACCAATAGCAACAGGAGTTGCCAACGACGACCCTGAGAAACCAGGAGTTGAAGTGTTTGTGTTTGTAGCGCTTGAAATGGTAAACTGTGTAGCTGAAGCAGTAACAATAACAGCGTTAGATACGTTAAATCCAGTAGCTGTTGTAATACCTGCAATAGTTACAACTTGACCAGGTACAAATGTGTTAGTAGCTGTATAGGTGAACGTATATGCACCAGTAGAACCAGTAGAAGCTGCGCCAGTAATTGTAGCAGTTTGCGTTGTTATTGTTACAGCTACGGGAGCACCTACAGAGGAAGGTGGCTTAAGTAGGTAAGAACCACGCTCAGAAAGGGCAGAAGCACCACCCTTAGCGTTAACTCTAACAGCCTGCTTCTCAGCTGACTCTACAGGAATGTTATAGGTTGTCATAATTAGAAACCCCTCTGTGTGGTGTTGTATTGACCGTTCTGAAACACAATAGCGCCAGCCCAGTCCTTTTGGTTTATGTTAGTGTTATATCCAATTGGGTCACCATTTTGTGCTGTGATCCAAGGGTTCCACATGTTAAATGCTGTAGCTGTGTTAAAAACCTGGGGAGCACTAGTGGCAGCTGTGGCTGTTCCAAAAATTGTGCCAACACCAGGATTAGCACTGTTTGTAACCGTAAACCCAGATGAAGATGCTGTAGCTAATGTCCATGTTCCATTATAAGCTGCTGGAATACAGTTTTGAATTAATACCGATTGTCCAGCTGTAAAACTATTAACAGCAGTAAATGTAAACGTTGTAGAGCTAGATGAAATAGCTGTAATAACGCTTGATGGTGTGAACTTAAGTGATCCATCACTCTCAGCGGAATAATCAGCTACAGCCTCTTGTACATCTTCTACAGAAGAATCCTGAGCGACTTCATCAACTACAACATCAGCCTCTACTGAAGCTTCAGCCTTAACTGCCTTATTTTTTGCAGAAGCCTTAGGAGCATCCTCTACAGGAGCCTCTATAACTTCTTCAGTTACATCATTAGTTTCGTCGCTCATGATTTCTCCTTTAATAGCGTCTTGAAACATCCCCATTCCAGACTTCTTCTGGAGTTAGGGATTTGCCAACCGGCTCAGCTTCGTCAGGAAGATCCTTTTTATAAAGGCCATTCTCTTCTGAAGCGTTAGGTCCTAAGAGTTTAGCCATACGATCAGAATGATCTTCGACGTTGCTCGGCTCATCTGTTAGTTCGGAAGTACGCTCAATAGCTTCTTCCTCTGTTAAAAATCGAATTTTTTCTCTTTGAGCTGCACGAAGAATATAAGGATCTCTTCGTAAATCACCCTCTAGAGTCTGTACAGAACCATGATAACCATTTGGAGAAAGTAAAAACGATCCCTTAGGGCTATTAAATACAGTTCTGGCTGCGGTCAGGTTTTCAATCCATTCAGCAGTTTGTACATCTGAATAAGCTTTTGCACTTGGAGGTACAATAGACTTAACAGCAGCTAGATCTTTTGGATCTGGCTTATGATCTTCAAATTCTCCATCAAGAGAAGGGACAATTACTGGGGTAGCTTCCCCGCCATCACTTCTTCTGGTAACTTGCCTTGTCATTTTTATTTTCCTTTGCTTTCAAGGGATACGATTTGTATCCTGAGCTAAATTTATTGCTACATTTCTTTATCGCAAAACATCTGGAATTAAATCAATACCAAATAAATTGCTTGTATTTTCAAATTCAATTAAATCTTTTTCTAAAACTAAAAGATATTGTTCACCTAAAATATTTTTTGCTTCTTCTGTTTTAATCATCGATTCATAATTCATATGACCTTTGATCTCAACGACATATCCTTGTTTTCCAACAATAAAATCTGGTCTGTAATTTCCTACAGAAGTTTCAATAGCATCTCCATCGTATCTTCTCCAAGGAATTCCATATCTATAACAAGCTGCTACAAAACGTAATTCCCAGGTACTATGGAAAACAATTGCATCTTCATTTAATTCCATTACAAACTTGTCACGAACTTTTTTAGTTTCCTTGTGAGAACATTCATTCGAACAATATTTCATTGCTGATGTATAGCTAATTGGCCTTGTAAATTCTTCTGCACACCCTACGCATATTGCTGATTTAGTTTTACCAGGCTTTTTATAATTGCCAGCAGCTTTTCTACATTCAGATGAACAATATAATTTTGTCTTGTACCCAACAATTTCTTTTTCACAGGTAAGACAATTTTTTGTTTTTAGTTGAGAACTATCAAAAGCGCATTTCTGTGAACAGAATTTTGCATCAGACCTACGGCCAGTGTATGAGGCTCCACATAGATTGCAAGTCATCTCATACACTGGTCGCATAGATCTAAATTCTCTCAAAAGCCATATATATCAGGCTTTAACAATTTTTCCTAGGCCCCTTGGATTTAACACTATCTCAGACACAAGCTCGTCCATGACCCAACCCTTGTGGAACTTCTCAGGGGNGTGGTTCTCTTCAACGTCAAGGGAGTACATAACTGGGAAGACACCAAGGAACTCAGGCGATGGGGTCAAGTAGACCGTACCCTGTGGGATCTCGATGGAACGCTGTACTTGGAAACCACCGAACTGGATGATGCGCTCACCGGCAACAACACGGTCCTTGAAGGCCCAACCAGTCTGGTTAATGTCCCACTTGTAAAGGTCACGGTAGTCGATTGGGTTCATCAGAAGGCGAGCAGCCTCTAGCTGGTGAACTTCAATCAGACCAACGAGGTCATACAGCGAGTCAGGAGTTACATAACCTGAAAGTTCATTGACGATGTGCGTTGGTGAAACAACGTGGTTAGGGTCAACAGCGTAGTTGTTGATAGCAGCCTCAAGAACTGTGATCAGGCGAGCATCCTCTTGTTGCATGATAGCCTGTTTGGACATGTCCTGAGCATACTCTACGATGTTAACACGCAGGTACCAAAGATCTTCCTTCTTGATTTGTGGGAAGGTGGCGATACGGAACAGACGGACTGGAACCTTCTTACCTTCGAATGGGGTAACACGAACTTCACCCTCATTACCAGACAGAACGTAAGCCTGACCGTACTCATCCAGAACGTCATAGACAACTGGAACACCAGGGGTCAGAGGATCTTCTAGCAGAACGTTACGTACCATACCTTGGTAACGAAGCTTCAGCTGGATAGGACCAATCATACCCTGACCAAGACGAACCATATAGTTGTCCTTGTCAGCAAGAATTTGGCTAAGGCGACGCTGCTTCTCTTCACGAGTAGCGGTTACACGACCTGTAGCTTCCTTCAGGCGACTGCGAGCCTCAACAATATCGTTTACATAAGTATCCGACTTCTTGGCGACTCTAGGGCTTAGACCACCCTGGGGTGCTGTTAATGATGTAGACATTGATATATCTCCTTATTGTAAGTTATAATTAGGCTTGGCCAGCGATGGCGTTAGGCACTAAACGAATAACAATTTGAGTGGCACCAAGTACATCGATCAGCTCGGCTACTGGAGTAGTGTTAGCGCCCTGAACAGAAGTCAGAACACCACCGGCTGTTGCGTACAGGAATGTGTGCGAACCGTTCGTAGGAACAGTATAAGTAGCTGTCGTATCGAAAGCAGGGGCACCAATCGTAAAGAAGGCATTAGCACCACCGAGCCATACGGCTACTGAGTTAAGGCCAACCTGTGAAAGGTCATCGATGTTGGCGTTACGATCAAAAGCAGCAAGACCGAAAGCCTTGTTAGTTGTGTTCGTACCATCGTAAAGCTTTACCGTGTCAGCACCTGACCTAGTTACAACCATACCTGAGTAAATGTTACCAGTCTCGGTTGGGTCTAGGAAGGTGTTGTATGGGGTAGCCTCATACTTCTCGTACAGTGGTGTGCAAGTTCTGTGTACACCAACATTAGCAACGCTGTTAAGCTGAATCATGTTGTTTCTCCTTTATTAAAGTGACATTAGGTAATCGTCTGTTAATACATTTTGCTTCGAAACTGAAGCGGTTTTTGTGGCTCGGCCCNTTTCTGGCATCCTACCTTGTGGAGCAGCTGAAGCTACTCTTTGGGCTTGACGAGTTTTTACCGCTCCTGTTCGCTCCATCGTGTCAAGGGTCATAATTACACCCTCAATTTTTGATGCAGACATTTTTTCGTATTGAGCAATGTGCTTAGCACGCTCATCCTTGTTAACCATTCCAAGGCGCTCAAGGCGATCTACGAGATTCACAGCCTGGAATAGACCTTCACGAGAAGCAGTCTTTTCTTTTTCTACTTCTTGCTCTTCAGATTCCATTTCATGCTTTGATTCATTTTCAGAATTATTCTTTTCCTTGTCCTTCTTTTTATCTTTTCTAGAAGCAGTTGGCTGTGCGCCACCATAAGGAGCAAAAGCTGGGTTAGTAGCATCTCCAGGCCAAGGAGTTTTATTTTCGCTTTGCTGTGGTACGAAACCAGTTGAAGCACCATCATTATAGTAAGGAGGTACATCAGCAAGCTGAAGTTGGTTAGGCTGAAGGTTAGGTGTAACAACATCAGTTACAAAGTCAGGAGTCATTACTTCTTGGCGTGACTCTGTAATGTCATCAAGATCCTGAACTTGAGTTGGGCGAGAAGTCTCTTGGTTACCATTAGTAGCAACCTTGCCATTAAGCTGATCGTGGACTTCCTTCAGACGATCAATGATGTTATCAATCTTTACAGTCTTGCTTTCCTTAAGATGCTTAAAGATAATACCTAGTCTACGGTCAATGGCGTAAATTTGCTTATCATTTTTGGCAGCAGACTTAATAGCATTATGAGCAGCCCACATAGCCTTATCTACTTCATTAATATCTGTCTTTTCGGCAAGACCCTTAGCAGCCGAACGAATGAACTTAGCAGCAGCACGCTCACCTACAGGCTGATCAAGTGGGTAAAGGTCAGGCTCAGCAACAACACGGTTGTCACCAGGACCACCCATAACATCCATAGCATCTAGATCTTGGACATTAAGATGACGGGCTGGCATTACATCTTTCCATTGTGAAGGTTGTGGTGGTGGTGACATTGATGATAGACCCATAGGACCATCAAGATACATATTCGATACTTGATCGTACTGAACACCAGGCACCATAGCCTGACGCTTACGAGACTTTAGCTCATCGTCAAATCGACTCATAGTAGCTCCTTGCCTTTGCTGCATAACAGCATCTAATTGTTGTTGTCTTTGCAAATCTTTTAATTGCAGAAGTTGTTGTTGTAATTCATTAATCTTTGTGGTAGGATCATCTTCTACTGCTCCAAGATCAGATTGATCTTCTTGCTCTTCTTGATCTTGACCACCTTGATCTTGTGTATCTTGACCAGGTTGGGCTTCTTGATCTTGATCTTCTTCTTGAGCAGGAGGGCCAGATCCTGCTGGTTGTGTCTGATATTGTGGGTCACGACCTTTTTTTTCAGTATCAGGATTTTGTAAATCGGATGGTGGAGCTTCAAAACCACATGAATCACAAAGCATTCCATCAAATTCTGATCCACATACAGGGCATTGAGATTCATCACGCATCGTGTCAACATCAGCTGGCAGACGCATTATCTCTTTTGCCACTCTAAGGTTAGGCATATGGGACCATTTTCTTGTCTAAAAACCATGCACTCTCGTCAGCTGGGTCAAAAACACAGCTAAGTTCAAAGAAATTAGGGCTGTGGCAATTCTCCCAAACCAAAGCTTCTTTTCTAGAACCATTTTTATAAATATCTAATCTCATTCCCTTCATGTATGGAAGGTGCTCACAATAATCTCGCTCTGTTTTAGCGTTATTACCACAAGCTGAACAAACTGTAAAACCAACATCCGCACCCATGCTTACACCTGGGATTTGTCCACTCATAATTGCTTGTCCAAGCTTTGGAAAAGTATGAGCATCTATTTCCATCAGGCAATATACAGATCCGTCTGTATGTCCTGATGCTAATTTGCTTTCTCTATATAATGAATCTAAAACAACTCCACGAGCTTCTTTAGGATCACTATTATTATGTTCTACAAAAACTGGGCGACCTACAAATGTTTTATAAGCTTTTTTTAATTCATCAACTGGCCATCCATCATAATTTGCATTAACTCTAGATGATATTGCTCTGGACACAGCATATAAATATCCAGGGCGTTCATTATATTCAAAATCTTTTAAATTAACGGAATGAATTTTAACTTCCCCAGCTTTTTTGAGGAAGCCTTTACGTTCTAATGTTGGTGCACCAAATTTTATCATATGAATCTAATTCTAAATTTGATTGAAGAGCATAAATACATCTTTATTTTAAACTTTATTTGATTCTATTGAATCAATGTGTTTAGATAGCCTATTATCTATTTCATCAATTTTTTTATTTAAACTATTAAGCATTACAGTATTTTTTGTAACATCTCTATTAACTAACTTGACAGCATCTTTAAGAGATGATCCAGAATTATCCTGGACTTCATGTTCTAGTTTATTAAGGGTTTCATCTTGTTTACAAAGATGATTACGTACTTCAGTAAATTGGTCTCTCATAGAAGGATATCCAACTTCAGGTACTCCCATAACTTGATCATGTATTGCAGATTGATTTTGTGCCAATTTAGCAAGAGATCTACCAACCCAAATAAGCAATGCACCGATAGAAGATGCTAATGCATATATTAAAATTGTTTCAATATTATTTGCTAATTGGTTTGCTATCATTGTTAGTTACATCAATCTTCGTAAATAGAATCTGTTAAATCTAGCTTATCTAGATTACGAGCTGTTCCTGATTCTTTAATAACTTCATACTTCTGGATATCAGCAGATAGTGAAGTAAGACCCGATGTGCGGGTACTTGAAGTAAATAATCTAGGTTCTGAATCTAAGAGTCTGCTCATGTCAATCCTTATAATCTATTTATAATATAATTACATTCTTTTTTGCAAATTTTATTATTTTTTGCCTTCATCATTTTGAAAATCAAGACCAGCTCCAGTAATATCTGGATACGCAGTTGCATCATCAGAAACCCCACTACCAGCTTCATTTGCAATTGGGTTATCCCCAACAGCTGTAGCAACACGATAATTTTCTTCAAAATCTTCAAGATTAAACTTTTGATATTGATCATCTGTTACAATCTTCATTCCCTTAACAAGAGTCATCTTACGACGAAGTACTTGTTCTTTTGGTACTCCAAAGTACATACGACCGCCATATTCAGCAACATAGCCATCATTATTTGATGCATACTTAACTGATGCTGTCTTGAAATCAATGGAATTTTTCTCACTACAATTGGGGCATGGATTTTTTAAAGTTTTACTAACAATAGATGCTTTATCAAGGTCATCATAATCTCCTACCCAATCACAAGCAGAACATTTGACAGGATTATCATAGATATCAAAATCATAATCATCATCATCGTAACCATCATCATGCTCATATTCAGAACCATTTATAGAAGATTTCTTAGTCTTCTTGTCATCAGTTTTCTTTGTAGATGGTTTCTTAGGTTGAGTTTTCTTTTGGTTATCTGATTCTGCTGATCTTTGTGGTGGAATCATTCCAGGCATAAGGAATGGGCCAACCATACTATCAGCATCTGCTTGTGTACCTGGCGTAAGAATATTAGGAGCAGATGGCTGAGAAGTAATATCAGCAATACCTTGTGGTGCCATTTGAGCAATCATCTCAGGGTTTTCCTGTTGCATATTATATGCCATAAACTCTTGGTAATATTCAGGAGGAATAGGAAGCTCAAGAGCAATAAGACGTTCAAAAAGTTCTTTTTTAAATCTTTGCTCTGCAACAACAGTTTGAAGTTTTTCTTCTGTTTTAGCTTCAATCTCATCTTTGAAATCAATTGGTATATTGACAGCCATTGTCTTAAGCGAAACAGGGAAACCTTGTCCAGAAAGCTCCATGATAAATTGTCGCTCTACTTGCTCATCTCTAAGGTTCATTGATTTAAATTGAACATCTGGAATAGCAAGCTTTGGACGCTCTTCTACATATTCTTCACCAGTTTCTTCATTTACAAGAAGCACTGTTTCCATCACAGGAATGCGAGCGTTACCAACTTTACGGTATTCATAGTGACCTTGGCGTTCTGCAACAGGACGCATACGTTCTTGAATAAACCTCTTAATCTTCTTTTGATAAGTTGTAAGCATATTAGTAATAAGCTCACGATTAAGAGCACCTGAGGCATATGGGGCATTGCTGTTGCCACCCTGGAGTAGTTCAGCACCAATACCAAATACTTGCATAACCTTAGATTCAACACGAAGAAAATCTTGATCAAGTCTAGGCATAGCTTCACGACCGAATGCATTCTTAATATCAAGGCCATGGTGGTAAGTCATTAATCTGAAATCAGAGTTAATGGCAAGAGCTAAGTCATCTCGAAGTTGTTGAAGTTCTGTAGCATCAGGAATCCATGGGCCATCTTCATCTACATCAGGAAGACCAAGGGTAGCAAGGATAAGTGGTGAATAAAGACGGTCAGCAATAGCATCCTGAGCAGAGTTAAGTGACTCTTCGAGCATAAGCATACGGAATGCTCTAAGAAGAATTGGACTACCATGTTCTGACCAAGGGTTAGTATTATGCGTTACTAGACCAGAAGTGATGTGGGTATGGTGATCAGCAATGCCAATAGCCATAGTTTCTTCATCTTGACCAAGTTCAATCTTTACAATTTGATCGTATGGGAAATTAGATGGCCTGGTGTTTATAGTTGGCGTCGTATCTGGGATAGCTTTTCTATCACAAAGTGGCTTAACAAAATTAGCAAGAATAGACTTTGCTTCTTGCTTTCCTACAATTAAACGATGTCCATACCCAGATTCTGGGGCATAATCATATTTTGGAACATCGTAAATCCTTGATTCAACTCCCAAGAAAGAAAGAAGTGTTTGACAATCTTCAAGCAAAGGACGATTCATGCTTGTCCAAACAACCATTCCATTTGAGTCAACATGGCCATCTGTGTCTAGATAACCAGCTAGGAACTCTGACCAAACTTCTTGGCCACCTTCCCAAATCAACGCAGGAATTCTCTTTGTATGGGTTGTTTGCCCTCTAACACCGCAATCTACAATTAGTTGCTTGATTAGGTTTGGTTTTTTAGTTTTTTCTCCTTGAGATATAATCCATGAAATGTTTGTAGATCCAGCCTGTGAAAGTTTACAACCATATGGAGCAACAAACTTATTCATCCAATCGAGATTTTCTTGGTCTTCATTGTGGAACATAATTGTCTTATGCCCATAACTTCCATCGCCAACCATCATGCCAAGGAATCTAGCAATATCCTTCTCTTCATCAAGATTGGTGTTTTGGTTAACATAATTATGGCCGACTAATAAGTTTGTTCCGATAGTAAGATTAGAAGCTTCGACCCATCCATTGTCAGTAAGGAATGGGTGTTCTGAATTAACACCAACCTTCCTACCCTGCTTTGTTGTTACCCAGTAAATTGGTTCTGGTTCATTAATACCTTGGTGGCTTACTGTGCTATGCACAATTTTCTTTGCAGTTTCATCCCATGCAAGAACTTCATCGCCAACAGCAAGATCCTGAGCCTTAACTGGGCCAGTTGGAGTCATAATATCGGTAGATCCGACAACACACTTAAATTTTAATTGCTTCATAAGAACGTCAGATACAGGAATTTCCTTATCCTGGCGTGCCCATGCTACAACATCTGGGTAAAGTTGCATAAGGGCTGCATACTCTGGAGCAGGATCACGAGTATCAATAAGTTTTTTAATCTCGTCTGGGACTTTAATATGGTATTGATAGGTACGGAGTGCTCTATTTTTAGCTACAATAACGTCATTGGGATTAATAATTTCATCGTCTTCCCAAGCACCAATGCCATCGTGCCAAGAACCCATAGCAAAAGCTTCACCAACAGTCCAGTGTTCTCTACCAAGATCAAAAAGAAATTCTTCATAGTTAAGACCATCAAAAAATAGCTCTGTATAAAATTCAGCAATTTTTGGGTCTTGATGAGTAAATTCAATATCTAGAAGTGGGAAACGGGTATAAATATCAATAAGAGAAGGTACAAGATAATGAGTCGTGTACATAAGACGAGTCCAGTCACGAATCTTCTGGATTTGCTCATCGGGGTCCTCCATATTGAACCACCATGTACGCTCACGCCAGTATTCAAAAGGATCGTGGAGCTTAGGCCATGCCCATTGAGCATCAGTACCCATGGCAGCACCAGTACGTTTACCCATGCCTTCCATATTACGTTGTGATTGCTCATCAAACTTTGTGGAACCAGTTCTACCATCTAGGCGTTGTCTAGCCCTAGATTCTGAACTTTGTTGATTCATAACATCTTGTTTGAATGAACCAGGTAGAATAAGCTTTTCTCTAGCAGATCTTGCAGCAGCAGCTTTGCGAATAGGTTCCCTAGGAAGAGTCAAGCCCTCGCCATTATTAGACATAATCTACTTTCTAAATTGTGCCACAACTAGAACAACGACCATCTTCAAATGGTGATGTTTCCATTCCACAGCCTTCGCATAGATTTGCAGATCCAATAATATGAATTCCACCATCAATGGTATTGCCAGAAAGTGTCCAATTTGTAGCTAATTTTCTTTTATTTGAAATTCTTATGTTTTGCTTACGTTCTATCATTATAGCATACCTCCTGGAGTAAACATTGTTCCAATCTCTGTTTGATTATTACCAGTATTACCAGTATTACCAACCCATGATGTTTCTCTACCAAATGGGATTGAAGAGTTGACTTGTATAGCTTCTTGACCAATACTACCATTAGTATTAGTAGCGTTTGAGCCAACAAGCTCAGCAGAAAGATCTGGGAACATATTGCCAATAGACCAATCAATAATACCAGCACCATTTGTAGATACAGCTTGTAATCTATATACGGGCCACATTTGATCTGATGTTACCTGTAGGTTTACAGACTGTCCAGCTGCTGTTATGGTTGCTGTAGTAGAACCAATTTGTACCCAGTTTGTTGTAGCATTAGAATAACGGTTAAAACCACCCTGCAATGCAACTGTAGTAGAACCAGTCCAACCAGTTTCTGCTTGTAATGTTACAGTAATTTGACCAACATCATTTCCAGATGTAGATGCTGCAAGGGCACAGCGAAAACTATTTACAGTTTGCCCAGATGCAATAACAATACCTGGGACATGATTTCCTTGTGCAAATGTACGCTGGGGAAATGCTCCACTTGACTTTGTTATGGTAGTATTTGGAACCTTGGGGTCTACAAAATACTGGTTAGTTGGAGATGGTGCAATACCTAACCTATATGTTCCTGTCCCTGTTCCTTCTGCAAACTGCATAATGTTCTCCTAAACGTTTCAGCCAGTTAATTTAATTTCACCATTAAGAACTTTAAGCGCATGGCTTGCTAGGTCCTCATCAGAGAAATCATCAAAACTTATTTGGCCTTCAAATTCTTCATCAATGATTGGGGTATCTTCAATCTCCAGCTCATTATTTTTTATTTCTATACCTTGCACTGGTTGAACTGGTTGAATAATTTCTGGTATTTCAATTTCTGAAACTTCTTGTGCTAATTTTCCTATTGCAAACTGTAATTGTTGCATATTATTACGAAGTTCTCTTTTCAAATCTAATAAATCATTTTTGCCATATATATTTTTAAGATAATCAACACAAACAGAATAAGACAATGATAAATCTTCTTTAATGCCATGTAGACGTAGAAGATCACCATTTGTCTTTACTGTATAAAGGAATTCACGCCCTTCTATGTCAAGAAGAACTCCATCTATTGTATTTTGTGTTTTCTTTATTTCAATATGTTCTACAATACCACAAATACTTATATATTTTATTGGTATAATTGCTTCTTCTATTTGCTTACCTTTGTGGGTTTTTGAAAACCAGTTGATAATCACTCTTCTTCTCCATTGATGCCTTGCGGTCATCCCATATAACACAGAATTCCTTCTCACCTACGACAAGAACAGATCCTGTAATTTGCTTACCATTTGCATTAGCGAATGATACCTTAGCACCAGCAATTGTTGGTGACTTTGTAGAAGCAACAACAACCATCTGGATATCTTTACGAGCTTGACGCTTACGGAAACCAGAAGCCTGAGCAGCAGTACGCTGATAAGGGTAAACTTGCTGAGCTGGATTCTCATATGGGTCTTCATGCTTGTTGCTGTAGTTGTCCTTATCGATCTCAGCAGCCCAGGCAGCACGAGAGTCATCTACAGTCTGACGATTCTGTTGAGCATCATTCTGAACGGTATTCATATAATCATTTGGCAGTGGAACTCCTTGTGGAGCAAAGTCTACAGCAACGTCGCCAGCACTGAAATCTTCTGTTGTGTAATTATCCATTTGATTTTCTCCTTGATAGAAATTTGTATTAGATTGCTTAGTTGAATCGTTATTTTTTTTATTACTAGTAATCATTTGATTATGTTCATAATCATGTACCGAATGTTCATGATCAACAGTATATGTACCTTGTTTATGAGCCTGATCATGTTGCATTTTTAATGCATTTGCGTTATAACCTTCTCGCCATTGAGAACGACTAAAACCATGTTCTTGAACAAGATGTTTTAAAAGATCATTGTATGAAGCTGTTTTTTGTGACATTGCAGACATGCCACCACCGTTATTCATTTTATCTAAACCATCAACTTGTTCTCTCATCATCTTACGTGGTGGTTTAAAACTTCTAGGGGCATTTGTAATATCACGAAGACCTTGTGCAACATCTGGCGTTAATGCAGAATAATCATCTGCTTGCTCAAGACTTGAATCTTCAAATTCATCTTGTTTAGTCATTCCTGAGCTTTTACCAAACTTAAGTTTACCATGAGAACAATTCATACATGGGTCACCAGGACCACCCATTGGATCAGTATCGTTATCATCACCAGCGTCTACTTCTTCACCGCAAGTATCACACTCTAGATCTAAAGCTGGAGCATCAGCATAACGAAAAGCAGTAACAGATAATGTTCCTTCTTCACCAAGAACTTCTCCATTATCAGAACAACGTGGACAATATACTAATGTTTCACCACTTTGCGTATGTGGAAACCCTTGTGAACTTGGAAAAGAACTATGACAACCAGCACAATAAGAAGTAGCACTACTTTCTGCTTTCTTACGTTCTTCTATATTTTGCCTAGTAGTATTTCTCATTAATCTCATCCAAGGCGTTCCATCTACAGGTGAATCATCGATAGGACGATGTTTTTCATCATGACTTCCGCCACAATATGTTTGTTCACGAGTATCTACCCATGAACCATCATCACTTTGTAGAATGCCTTTTCCACATCCCCAACAAGTAGCTAACCTTGGAGCCATATTTAAGATTCTTTATAATTACGTGATTTGCGATCACAATCTTCTGCTGAAGTACATGGTGAATCCCCATTATCACGGTGCCACTTTTCGTGAAGCTCATCGTGAAGTTGTGTCTCTTGTTCTGGTTCACCATCGCCACTATCCATAGCTTGGCAAGTTGGGCACTCACTTCCTGAGCAGTAAGGGCAATCTCCATGTTGATGTGGTCCCATTTCCTCATGTGGGAATGGGTTTATTGGACCACTTTGGCAATCATCGCAGCCACAATATCCTCTATCAGCACAATCTGGGCAGTATAAACCATCTTCGCTGTGCCAACCATCTTGTGCAGGATTTAATGTTTCTTGGTCACAGCCATCGCACTGATCTGGAATTCCCCAAGAAGTTTTGTATGATCCCTCATGACGGGAAGACGACCCTACGCAGCCATTATTTGGGTGAGCACCTTTGTATTCGTATTTAGCTCCACAATCTTGACATTCTGTGTGAGGCTTGCCTGACCAACTATCTTGGCCTGGTTCAGAATATGTGCTATTGCCATTTTCATATGTGTTCCATCCATCAGAAGTTATAAATGGACGATCTTCTTTATCATTATTGTATTTATTTTTCTTTTTCTTGTTGTAAAGAGCAGCAGCACCAGCAGCACCAGCAGCAAGTTCACCACCAGCAATCAATGTATCTTTTATATTAGTATCAGGAATTCCACCTGGACCCATTTTTGGCTTGTGTGTCCATGGAGCAATTAAACCATGCGCTAGTTGAGCTGCATCATGACCAACTTGATGTAACCAAGATGGATCAAAAGCAGCTTCTTTAGAAGCCTGCTTATCTTTTGCTGAATCATCACCCTTGTTGTAATCCTTATCCTTAGATGGTTCAATATCTTTTCCCCAAGTATCGTTTTTATTTGTGCAGAGTTTGCAATCACAATCGGCAGGGTGGTTTTCCCATGCATCAGCCTCTGCATCACTAACAGCTACTTTACGGGAAGCTGTTTTGCAATTGCAGGAAGCATGACGAAGTGACCATTCTGTGTGAAGGGCTTTAACGAGCTTCATCTTTGAATCTGAAAGGTTAGCAAGTTTATTATAAGCAATTTTATTCAGATTATTATCAATCATCTCACAACGTTGGGCAAATTCACCATCTGTATGAGCATTAAAAAGAAAATCGCCAGTAGCTTTAATCACATCATATTTAGCTGCGATAAGTGATTTACCAGCTGTCTTAGCCTGGAATGCTACTTGCTGTGAATCGTCGTAATCAAATAGAGAAGACATTTATTATCCTTATGATAGATGGTTATGCCATTTAAGGCGCTGTACATTAAAAAAATACTTCTAGTTTCATCAACTACGACGATTCTAGAAGTATAATAAATACATTGTTTTTAATAATTAAGTGGACCGTGTGAGGATCGAACTCACCTTTAAAGAAGATATAAGCTTCTCTCCAGCAACTAGCCAAGTCTACGGTCCTAGATTATAAATGGTAGGGTTGGTGGGGATCGAACCCACGACCAAGGGATTATGAGTCCCACGCTCTAACCACTGAGCTACAACCCCAAAATATTTAATTATTATTAAATGGCGGAGAGAGTGGGATTTGAACCCACGGTCCCAATAGGACGCTAGTTTTCAAGACTAGTACATTCGGCCACTCTGTCATCTCTCCATTGGTGGAAGCGGTAGGATTCGAACCTACGTAGCATAATGCGTCTGGTTTACAGCCAGATCCCTTTGGCCCCTTGGGTACACTTCCTTGATTTATTTCTTTTTTTTCGATCCATAATCATGTATTTTTCACTATATCAAAATTGGGGTGGATAACGGGGATTGAACCCGTATTACTGGGGCCACATCCCAGCGTAATAGCCATTATACGATACCCACCATGATATAGAGCCTGACAGCTATCCCAGGTTGATCTACTATAAAGATCAGCATTCTCTATATGGTCGGGTATCGGGGTACCGCCCCCCGTATCTCTGATTTCCAAAACCAGCGGATTACTTTCTTCCTCATACCCGTTATTTATGAATATATCATAAATTTTATTCTATGGTGCCAATATCCCAATCGTCATAACTACCAAGACGAATCATATGAATACATGGATCATCTCCACGTTCCCAAGCAAGCTCTTCACTTTCATGCATAGGTCCACCATCATGGGTATTGCAGAATTGATCGGTGCAATAACCATTATCAATACCAAACTTCAACCACTCATCAAATGTCATACTGTTACTTTCTTTTTTATTGTATGCTAAAAAATAAAATGTGATATATAAAATTATACCACACAACGTAACTATTTTATCATAATTATTCATAATTAAAGAGGAATATAATAAGGTTTACCGCTCTAGATATAAGCTTTACCCTACATCTAAACTCTTACAAACCTTTTGAACCTATTATACCATTAGAAACGTGCTCCTTACTAGCAAACTCATCTCCGTCTGTAATATGGTCCCAAAACCATCTGGCATCTTCACTAGTACCTAAACTAGCTATACCCACACCTCGATTATGGGCCTCTTCTGCAATATGTAGTACCATTGAGCTTCCAATACCTGGAATAGTCCTCAGTGTTCCAAAATGCCATATTGTATTATTATCTTCTTCATAAAGAACGTTAGCTGCCCCAACTAATTCATCGTTAAGATAGGCTACAAAAAGTTTAAGGTTTTCGGGCGCACTGAGTACTCCTAAGGCTGCCTGTATAGACTCATAACCCTTAGTTGTAATGGGATCGTCTGTGTTAAGCGGTTCGCCAAGTATAGGCAAATTAGCATAGTCGTGAATTATGTCTAAGCGTCCACCAGCACTAATAAATTTTGCACGACGAGTAGCAAGAAAAGCACCCATGTCATACCATTGCTCTAAACTATGAGTCATATTTCTCCTTACTAATTGCTCCGAGAGTAGGACTCGAACCTACAACCTTGAAGTTAACAGCTTCCTGCTCTGCCATTGAGCTATCTCGGAAAGATTTATTAATTTGAGCCTTTGGGGGGAGTCGAACCCGAAACCATTTTCTGATTACAAAACAGATGTACTGCCGTTGTACTACAAAGGCTAGCTTAATTGATTTTTACATCAAAAACTGGCATTTCTTGCTACGAAGTCATTGTAGCATAAAAAATAACTGTTTAACCCTACTTCTCAGTAATATTTACCTTAAGACCACCAACTTGGCTCAACAGTGAATTACGAAGACCATCAATAGTCTCCTTAATCTCCTGTAGAGGAAGCTCATTGCCCTCCTGATCGTCGTAGGTGATCTTAATTGTAACTGTCTTAGGCATTAGCCCTCCGTAACGTTTACTTTCCCTAGAGAAGCCCCAAGCTGCCACTGCCACTTCTGATGCATATCAATGCGCTCAGCTACAAAGTTAGCAACACCTTGTTCATTCTGCTCGTTTGCTGTCGTAAACAATTGTATCAGATCATTGAGCACTATCTTGTTGTCTTCGTAAAGATTTGTTGTCAATGTTTTAGCATCGAATTTTTTTACGTCACGTTCTTTGAGTGATGTTAACGCTAAAAATTCTTTTAATGTGAATGGTGCTAGACCACCGATCTTACGACAATTTTCAGCCATAGGATCAAGCGAATCATACACATCTAAATAAATTGTTTCAAACAATGCATGATACTCCTGGAAATCTGTACCTACCAGGTTCCAGTGATAACCATGTGATTGATGATAGAACACAGCAATATTAGCTACGTTCTTGCGAAGAGCATCTAATAATTCTTGGTCTTTAGCTGATAGTCTGTTCATACTATTTTAGCTCCCATTGGCATCTGGTTATGAGCAATCATAGCCTTTTGCACTGATTTGTTAGCAACATTGTTCACAAGAGCAACAGCAACACCAGCAATTTGTGAAATAATACCAGCCCACATCTCAACAGAATGAGACACAGATTCTGGTACAACTACACCAGAAGATACAAGAACACCAATAATAAACAAAGCTAATGCACCAGCATATGAAATATACGCTGGAAGGTTTGACCAAGTTGGTGGGGTATTTGGAAGTGGTGGAATTGGGGCTTCTACGTCTGACATTATTTCTCCTTTATTGGGTTTGGTACATCTGGTATGTCTGGATGGTTTTTGATTATATGATGAGATAATATTGCATTTCTATCTAGTTTTTCGTGCAATTTTTTTATTTCTTTTTCTATCCAGTTTCTCAATGGAGGATAGACAAATGAGGCTACAATAACAACGATAACCCATTGAACAGCTGAAGCAACGAGATTAGGCCCTACTCTAGAAGAATCTAATGGCCAAAAATCTGCCATTAATCTTTGAGCGAACCAATCACTTAGTAATAAAACTAAAGTTATGGTAATGACTGATCCGAAAGCAATAAAAGCTGCTAGACGTTTCATAGTGGTTGCCAATGATCATCTTGTGTTAGCCCCCATTCGTCTGTATCACCATCGTCTTCATGATATGATGCTGTAAACCATGAAGTTACGTCTGGAAGCACAGCTTGTCCTTGTAATGCTCCAGGTCGTTGAACAGTGCTATCATCTATGCTCTTATGACCTTTAGGGCCTTCTTCTACATCAGCAGCATTAATAGAAAAATCTTGTGGTCCCATACCTTGTCCGAATAATGAACCAACGCCTTCGTAGTTCATATCTTCTACTTCGGCTGTCTTATATGAAAACATTGGCTTGTTCTGTTGTAAACTTTCGTTATTCATATCATATTCACCAGTAATATTATCATAAGAAGCTGTGATACTTGCTAACGTATCATGAGTGAAAAAGCTATTGGAACATGGTATTGTCTCAGATACTTCCCTGGGTTGATTATCTACAGTACCATCAAGATTTTGTTCTTGTTGATCTGTTCCAGAGAATTCTGGTCCAAGCTCTTCTGGTGACATTCTATCGGCTACTTTAGTTATGTAATAGCCTTCTTCATCAATATCAGTTGTATATACTTTAGCAAATTTAGGGGTTTGTGGATTATTCATATCATGAAGGTCTTTGTGTATTGTTAAAATGTATGATTGGGCAAGTTTCATTGCATCATCACGGTTTAATAATTTATAATTGCTTGTAGGTATATGATGATTTTGTTCCCAGCTATAACCAACAATCTTTCCATCATTTCCTGTTAAAGGTTTAATATACCTTTCTGCATGGAGTGGTTTTCCAATACAATCTGGGAAACCACTATTAGTTGTATCATAAAAATTAGAAAAAGTATAATATTCTGGATCATCATCAGTTTCGTAATCACGCCTATGGATATCTTCAGGCCCAATATTAAGTTTATTTTTGTGGTAATCTAAATATTTATCAGCTTGAGCATTAGCTTCTTCTTCTGTTCGTGCAATTCCATGTACACGATATTCAGCATGTGTATTATTCTTGTAATCACGCCAAATAGTTGATTGAAGTTGGTGTCCATTGCCTATGCTTATGCTACCTTGGTCTGGGTGAGGATAAAAATTACGAAATGCTTTAACCCAACTATCTTTATTTTTTCCTGCATAATCTAATCTTTCGCTATATGTTTTATGCAAAAGTGGAGGATAATGCAATTGATCACGGTCTGTTACATCTTTGTAATGTGTTCCAAATTCTTCAGGTTCCCACTCACCTGTTATTTGGTCATAGGAAGCAAAAACTTGTTTTCCCCCATTGTTATTCATATCATGAAAGTATTTATGTGTACTTTCAATAATATTTTTAACATGATCTTTTTGATCAGCATCTAATGGATATATGCCAAAATCTTGTGCCCAATTATAACCAATTACATCCCCAAAATTATTTTTAATATGCCCTATATGCAATCTACTTGAAGTTTCTGAATTCCAGGATGGATTGGAAGTTTTTGTCATATGATAAAAAGCATCTGAATAACGACTTGCTTCAGCTTCAGCATCTTCGATTGATTTTGATCGACCAAATATTGTACAATATCCTTCATTATATTTTGTGCTATGGTCAATATAACTAGTAAGAAGATGACCTCTGCCAATGTTTACTGTCGATAATTCTGGGTGTGGCGTTGGTTCATTATGCTCAGTATCTGAGATATGACCGCTTGGTGGAGGATAATATGATAATCCGTTTTCTTCATGCCACTCTTCAGGTTCCCACTCTCCAGTGATATTGTAGTGAGCTTGCTTGTAGGAAAGGAATGGGTTAGAATTATTCTTTTTTTCTTTGCCATTATCCTGGTTGTTCATATCATAAAGTTCTTTATGAATTCTTTCAATATCATTTTTTGCACAGTCTAAGCCACAACGTTCATGTTCACCATCAACATATGCTAAAGAATCAATAATATGCTCTTGTGTCCATTTATGACCGATTATTTTACCACTAGGGTCATGTATAGAGCTAATACTAAGCCATATATTCCCATGTCCTTCTGGTTCTGTTCTATATATGTGATTATAAGAGTTGCCATCTTCTGTTGAGTCTTCACGTTCTAATCCAGGAGGACTAAAATGTTGAGTATATACAGAATTATGAAAAAAATGTTGTCTATAACGACCAGCTTCTTGCAAAGCTTCTTCTTCAGTTTTTGCTATACCATGTATTGAATAATATGAGTCTGCTGTAGATAATGGTTCATCAGTCCATTCTGGGTCTGAAGGGTCATATTCAATGTGAGCATTGAATAGATGACCTCTACCAATATTTGTTGTTTTATAGCCAAATGATGGGGATTCTCTTACTTTTGGATCATCATAATCAATTTTCTCATGTTCTGTTGCAGGGTAGGTATGCATCTCACCATCGCCACCAGATTTACTACTCTGTTCAATATCTTCTTGACTCCATTCTTCTGGTTCCCACTCATTGTTTTCATTATAAGCAGCAAGCTTGGGATTTTTTGGGTTATTCATGTCGTAAAGATCCTTATGAGCTTGTTCAATTGATTGTTTTGCTTTTATTAAACCATGCTCAAAAGGCATATCAGAAAATTTACTTCCAATAATTTGGTGATCTTGTACCCAAGATACACCTATCTCATTACCATGTTGGTCTTTTATTGAAGAAGCTGTAAATGATGTGTTTGTCCCACCATCATCATTAATTGATGAATGATGATAACCAATATCATTAGAAAATTGATTGCCAATTTGATAATATGGTGTACCACCAAATGTTTTATGAAAATAATTATTATAACGAAATGATTCTTTTTGAGCTTCTAATAATGATTTTGATCTTCCATGAATTGTATAGTAAGCATATGGTACTAGATCTCCGCTTTCATGCCCAGCTACGTCAATATCACCAAACATGTGATGGCCTTTGCCAATATTAATTGTATGTCTAGTAGCAGGTATTTCTGTTGGCTCTTGGTTTCTATAATGATTTATAAAATTTTCATTATTTTCATACCTAGATGGTGGGTAGCAATAAAAGTTATTTGTAGATTCTTCCCACTCAGATGGGTTCCAATCTCCAGTAATTTGATCGTAATGTGATTCTTTATTCATCGTACCAACTTATATTTTTTGATCCAGTTTTTTGTTTAGTAATACATGATGGGCAAGTATAAACATTAGCATCAGGATTATATGACCAAACATTTTTCTTTAAAATATTTGTTCCTGGGCGAATAAGAAACAATCTATCTCCATTGCTCTGATCATATGTAGAATTACAACTAGAACATTTACCTGGTTCTACATTTCTTGCAAATGAACAAAGAGGGCAAGTGCATTCATCACCCCAAGCATCTGAAGTAAAACCATGAAGAAGAGATAGATTCTTTTTTGTATCACTTGATGAATAATCGCTGTATTCTTTGCCAAAACGATCATTTTCATCCCAATTATATTTTTGTTTAAAATAATTTGCAATGGCATGATGTGTATTTTCATCTTCATAAGATTTAGAAGCTGTTCTTTGAGGATCAGTTATATCAGCCTGATTAATAATATATTGTGGGTCTTGGTCAGTTTCAGCATGTAGATTACTATCTACTGGGGCATCATAGCCTTGACCATTTACAGAAGCTATTCTTACGTTTGATGGATGCGTAAGGCCAATTTGTGTTGGAGTCATTTGGCCTGGAACATAGCCAAATTGATCTGGGTCTACTCCATTAACCTGTTTGGCATTTCCTCTACCTTTATTGCCATGTTTGCTGTATTCACCGGATCTATGTACGGTCACAGGAACATGAGTAAGACCAAGTTCTTGAGCAGCTATAAGTCGGTGGTTGCCTTCGCCAAGGTATGCATAGCGATCATTTATGTTGTAATCAACGTTTAAAGGACTACGGAAACCTTCTTCAAGCAATAATTTTTTTATACCATCCACTGTTGAACGGCTTTTGCCTGTATCATGTTCTGGTGTAAGACGATCAAACTCTCTAATCTTATGGGCGTCTTCTAAGGGTATCCACTCTACTTTTTCATAATTGGCAAGACTTCTATCATTAGCCTTAGTAAGACTCATAACATGGCTAGTTATATCATTTGTAGAAGATTGTTTCCAAGGATCAAATCTTTTTATATGAGTGATACGATTTGGTGTAATTGGAAGTCTAGAAATAATCTCTGGTTTGCCAATGTCTGTAATATTTTCTTCTACTGGCAAACCCTCTGTATCAACATGATAAAGGTCAAAATCGTGTGGATATTTTCTTTTGTGCTCTTGATAATATGGGTCATTATGTTCCATATCAGATTGCCATGTATTTTGTATTTGATCTGCCCAATCATTTGCATCATCTGGCGTTGGAGACATATAGACTCCAGGTTTTATTGGTATAGACCAACCTTGTTCATTTTCCCAACCTTCTCCATGCCAATTATGTGGATTAACAAATGGATCTAAGCCATTTTGCTCAATCGACTCTCTGTTATAATCTGGCGATACATGGTAGGGTACAGCTGTGTGTGTAGAAGATTGTACCCTACTTGGGATATTCATGCGATAATTACGTTTTACCTTAGCATCAGTTGGTGTTGATACCTGGTCAATAAAGTAATTTGCATTGAGATGTTGTTTTACCTCATGGGGTTCCATAGCACCTTTTTCAAGTGTTACCATGAAATATTTTTCACCCTGGGGAGCTACAATATTAGGGTTCATCCCAAATGTTTGAAATTGTTGCATAACTGTTTGAATAACAGAATCTTTGTTCTCATCAGTTATATAGGGAGATAACTTACACCTATATTCTCCTGGTTTATCAATTTTATTTTGTTTTTGGGGTTCACTAAGATCACCATGCATAAAGTTATAATTTGGCCAGAAATTTCCAGCGTTCTTTACCATCCAAATATCATGGTGTTCTTGTGAACAAAAATTAACATCATCTAGACCATTAGATGCAGTTACCCAGTTCCAGGACGAAGCATTATAACTATCACAATCAATATAATCGCAAGTTATGTCATTAAAATCCATAATTCCTCAAAATGCTTAGCCCCTTCTTATTTTCTTTTAAAAGGGTTATTACACTACTGAGATAATTGAACTATTATGTTAGTTAATATACTTTGGAAACTCTCGTTTAATAGAATTACGACTTCTACAATAACCACGACAAGACTTACACTGGTATTCTTGATAAGAAGTAGTTTTGTTATGACGAATACCACGCTTCTGAAGGTTAAATGAACCACACTTAGGGCAACCATCCGTTAGGCCATTAAGCGTCGAAACATTAGGATGATTGGCTATCCATGGACGAAGAATTTTATAAATTTTTTCTAACAAGATAACATCTTGCTTATTATATTTCTTCATCTTGTTCCAGGCAGTAGTATCACCATTCATGCAATCTTTCCAAAGCTTGAATCCACCAGTAGAAACTTTTTCACCAACACCAAGAATGGTGCCGAGGTCATTAAGTTTATTAGAATCAAACTTGAAATGTTTACGAGCTTCCTTCAATGTATCAATCTGACGATAATTGATAGGGGGATCAAAACCATGTACTAAGAACCTAGCACTTACTTTTTTCTGGTCAAAATTATTACCATTATGAGCAATGATTACATCTGCTTCATTGAATAGATCATGAAGGGCTTTAACAACTTGGTAATCGTTCTCAGGATTCTTATCATATTCTTTATCAAAATCAGTAAGAGAAATAACTTTAGTTGTTGATTCATCCAACCATTTATAAGCAAAGCAAAGAATATACCATGGTCGTACTACTTCAAGAGCATTCTGTTCATAAACTCCCCATGTATAAACTAAATTTGGAGCAGTTTCAATGTCATAAAGTAAAATTCTAGCTTTATTATTTTTTGTTGTTATCATCTTCAACTTCCTGATTGCGTGGAGATTCTTCTTTATCCACTTTTTCTGGTACTAGTTTAGTACCTATATCAGGTGTTTTTGAGTATTTATTCATTATTTTTTCTTTCCACACTTGTTCAAGTGATCAATCACTCTTTGGTTGAACATGTCCTGAAGCTGCTTCTTACTCTTCTCAGGGTTAGATGCAAGCTTACCTTGCCATACTGTGTTGTTGTTATTGATAACAATTTTACCAGAGAATCTACCAAAATTATCATAGATAATAGATTTAACAACCCAATCACAATCTGGGCATGATACTTTGCCTATAATATTGCCTTGGGGATTCTCTTCTTCATCCACAGTATTTTTTGTTATATTAACGGTAACACCATTTGGTAGTTCAAAATCAATTTCTGTCATAATATTAGTTTGTGATAGCAATTCTTCCTAGTTGCTGGAGATATACATCAACCGGCACTCCTGTTACAATAGCTAGTGATGAAAGACTTGAAAAGCTTACTCCTACCAAAGCTGTAATAACATCAATTATATTATTTTCTGCAACAATATCATAAGCTATATCATCTTGTCCTGACATGATGGCAGTTAAGATAGACACAGCTAGCTTTATATCATCACCCGAGTTCATTTATAAATCCAATCCCATTAATTTTTCTTTTTTGTTTTTAAAAGACATTCGGCAAATAAGACAGCTTAAATGACCACAACTATCTGTTTCAATAATATGTTCATGATTATTTGATTTTTTACAGTTACAATTATTAAATTTACTTTTCTTCACTGTTTATAACCTCTTTGCACTCATTATCATAGTTCATTGTTTGCTTTACAAACTCATCATATTTCTCTGGTTGTATCGGCATCCAAATTCTACCACAAGAATTGCATATAAAACAGCCAGTGAAATCTTGCTCTAGGGTATGTTGATTACATTCCATTATTCGTTACCTGAGAAATCGTGAGGCTTTTGGAAAGGTCTAGCTTCTGGATGGTTAGGATTCGTCTGCATATAGTCCAGATCATTGCTCTGAGACATTATATCAGTACAAGTGGGGCAATATGAGTCCATGCGATTTGATAGTGGTGTACCACATCCTAGGCATGTTCCACCAGGAGAAGCTAAATACCACTTAGAAGAGCTTCTGCCATTGTATTCTTCGTTATCAACATATTGCTGAGCATCATGTTTTACAAAGTGTTCTACATCTGAACGAAATTCATCCTGACTAAGTTTATGCGTTTCTCCGTCAGAACCTTGTAAATTGATAACTTCCATAGGACCATACTTTTTATGGTGGAGTTCAATGTATGGACCATTGTAATAACGGCCTTCCCAGTCACCAACCTTGTGAGATACATATGGGTCATCATCTTCTTCAATATGAATAGGATGATCAGGAAAACGTTTTTCAAATTCTGAAATCGTGTGTTGATGTTGTTGAAGTTTAAACCCACCTGGAGCAAAAATATTTTCCATACTTTCCCAAAGGTGTTCTCCTATAGCACGAGCAGCCATTTCGCTTTGTTCACGCTTGCTGATGCCAAAATTATCATCGGTAGAAGCTAAATGCTGTTTTGATGCATTTTTATTAAAAATACTATCCCAGGGGCTATAATTAGGTGCTGACTCAATTAATGCTTGTTCGTGAGTAGAACCAGAACTTCTTGCTTTACCATAATCACGTAAATTAATATCTTTAGAATGGGCATCTAATATTTCGTTATGGGTAATACCATAATCTATTATGTCGTTATAACTATGTAAGTCAATACCTTTAGAATGAACTCTTAAAATTTCGTTATGAGTAGCATCAGAATATCTTGCATAGTTATAATAACGTAAATCAAGACCTTTAGAATGTGCTTCTAAAGCTTCATTGTGAGTAACATCCTGTTCTCTTGCAATAGCATACTCATATAAATCAAGACCCTTAGAATGAGCATCTAAAATTTCATTGTGAGTAGCATCACAATCTCTTACATCGTTATAATCATGTAAATCAATACCTTTAGAATGAGCTTCTAAAACTTCTTTATGTGTAGCGCCAAAACGTTTTGCATAACCATAATCATTTAAATCAAGACCCTTAGAATGAGCATCTAAAATTTCATTGTGAGTAGCACCATGTTTTCTGGAATAACCATAATCTTCTATATTAATACCTTTAGCTTTGGCATCTAAAATTTCGTTATGGGTAGCACCATATCTTCTTGCATAACCATAAGAAAATAAATCAATACCATTAGCATTAGCATCATTTCTTTCTTCATCAGTAGGTTCAGTTGAAGCTAAATACCATTTACCATGGTTATTGCTAGGCATAATAATTTATGGATTACCTAGAAGAATGGGTATGGTTATAAACACCATTTTTATGATCTCTGTTATGGTTTTCTTCAGTGCCAACATAGCCATGTAATAATTGCATATGCTCAGCTAGATTATTAGGAGAAGGCTTACCTAAACATGGGATACGAGGAACTGGAGCAGCATTTTTTAAGAAATTTTCAATCTCATCAAAACCAGTTGAATTGCCTGGAAGAACAGTACCAAGTAATGGTGTATGTTCTAACTGCTTGGCAATTGCTCTATCTTGAGCAGTTGGATGAGCTTCAAAGTCACCAAGGCACCAGCCATGATGAACATAAAGATGCTTACCATTTTCATCAAAATAATTAAGTTCTGGGTCAGAGTTATCTATATTCTTTAAACGCTCAATATCTTCTCTGCTAATAGACGAAGGCCCACCAATTGGTCCTCTTTGACCAGCTCTTTCTCCCTTGAAAAAATATTTTTGGTCACAATATGATTTAAACCTTTTGCCTTTTGCTGCTTCTTCTGGTGTAATTGGACTTGTTTCATCAACGGGTATATTATGTTTGTCAGCAGTTATGCGATAAATTCTTTTTTCTGCTTCAACTTTTTGAGACATATCATGATCAAAATCATCAGGATTGAGTGTATGAACTAACCTAGCAAATTTAGAAAATGATTCTCCAGGATCAGCATTTTCATATTTAGCTGGAACTTCTTCTGACATGATTTGTTCAGGGTGTACTTGGTCAGAAATTCTTCTAATGGCAATGTAGAGGTCAATAGGTATATTATTGTTCATGCTGGTACCTCTTCTGGCTTTCTTTCTGGTTCTGATGGAGCATAATCTGGCCAATACTCAGGTACAGTTTCAGGTACATGAACTGGCTCTTCATCTGGCTCAGGTACGGTCTCTGGCCAATCCTCAGGTACATGATCAGGCACTTCATCAGGATCATAATCAGGTACTTTTTTAGGCTCATATGGGACAGGATTTTCCTCTGGCTCGGCGTCAGGATCGTAGTCAGGTGCATCATCAGGCTTATATGGGACAGGATGTTCTTTAGGAGCATTATCAGGAAATGCTTCTGGTACTCCAGATGGAATAAATGGTGCTATAGGGCTTGTAAAGATATGCTCGGTTTCTTCTTCGCTTTGTTTTCCCATATTAATATCTTTCATTATCTTGACCAACGATTATCACAAGAATTACAAATAGCATCTCTATTACCGCCACGTTGTCCTTGGGTACCAGGTCGATGTACAAGGCCAATATCTGGGCTTCCACAATTTTCACAAACACCATTAGGGGTACTCTTAGCTGCTGTTTGTCTATCAAGTTCTTTGATCGTAGCTCTTTCTTTGATTAAATCATTTTGTATTTCAGGGGTATTATCAATAACTTGTCCCCAATGTGAACCTCCACCATTAGTTCTATACTCCATAGGAACACGATTGATAACTATACCAAGATCATTTTGAGCTTTAGCAAGTTGATCATTGTCAAGATCTAATGTTGTCCATAATTTCATAACACGAACATGTGAAGAACGCCAACCAGCTTCTGAATAACGATTATTACCACTAAGATCTAATTGGCAAAAACTATTAGTTCCACCATATTCATTATAATCTCTTATGTGTGATAAGTGCTGCGAATAGATACCACATCTACAACCGCTTGAAAAAGGGGGACCTGGGATACCTCTTGTATCTTTGAAAGGGCTATCCTCATGATTTTCAATATTTTTTCTATAAGTATCTGGTTCTTGATCCCATTGATGAAGATTTGGGCAAGCTGCTACTTGGTCTGAACCATAAGAATGGTTACCATAAGATCCTTCTAAAGAAAAATGACCACCAAATTCAGGTACGATTGGGTGTCTTAAATCCATAAATTTATAAGCTCTGATTGGATCAGCTTTATACTCTCTAGGGGCTACATCAGCTCCCCATTCGTTAGCATAGAACTTCATTGTGTGCTCCGTTTATTTTGTAAATAGTTATTCATAATAATTTTAATCATGAATCGTAAAAAATACCCTTATTCCTCATTTTACTATAAACATGAAGAATAAGTTGTGGTGTAATTGTAGACGTAGCAGCAGCTTCCCTAATAGTAGCATCTTGCTTTTTGAAATACTTTTTTTCTATAGTTTCCCACAATGACATTTTTAGTCCTGGCTCCTTGGTGTTACATTTAGCTTTTCATGCGGAAACAATCCACCACAATCACTGCAACTATGGAATTGGTCAGCAGCATGTTGTGCAGTTGATGAAGTGCCTTTTACATTAGCGCTTCCACAATCTGGGCATGTGCGGTTTGTATATTGTCCACCGACAACTACTTTGCCATTTACTCTATCAGCGTAGTAATAAGACATGTTATTATTTAAAGCCAGTTATAATTATTGCCAAGTGCATGGTCATAATTATATGATTCTTCAAATTGCTTACGAGCTGTTCTTAATGTAGATTGTTTTGTAGTTTCAATTACGCTAGCAACTTTTTCTCTACGACAAATCTCAACATTATCAAGAAAATTATCAATAACAGAAGCTCTATATGTAGCATCAAGTAAAGAAGCAGTCTTCTTTTCAACAAATGAACAAGCAGCCTCACGAGTAGCAAGTTGTGACTTTGTAAGATCTGGCATCTGCTCAAAAGTCCATGTTTCAGCACCAGCAGTTACAAAATTAGCCCAGTCATAATTATTAATTTCATTCTGGACTTCTTTAGCAGCTGAGAACAAGAAAGAACCATCATCTTCACCAAGATCAAACATGCCATCCTGGGTCTTGTAATAGTTAGAAGCAACAGTACCACCTGGAAGACTCTGTAAATATTCTTCTGTATCAAAATCTACATATTCAGAAGCAGTCTTCTGTAAAATATCACGGTCAGACTCAAGAACAGTTACTTGATCAGCAATACGGATAAGTTCATGATCATTAGTCTCTGGGTGCGAAGCAGCTACTTTAAGATTATTTAACATCTCCTGTACCTGATCTAGTCTATCGTAGATAGATGCAGAAGACCCATCAAACCAAGATACGTTACTTGTGATCTTCTTGCTAGCGGTAATTAAGAATGATGCATTTGGCTGTTCATTCATTTCATTTCTCCTTGTAGGATATGTCTAAACTTTATTTATTCCATTCAGTATCGAATGAATCAAAATCTTTTGAATTCTCTCCACTTATACCTGTTTGTGAGGGAGAATTACTTTGTTCATGAGAAAAAGTTTTATCATCTCCATAGTGTACATCATCTTTACCATGAAACCCTTCAGGTATAGCACCAATACCACCCATAGCTACAAGGGTAGAAAGGTTAGAATCACTTAGATTATTTCTACGTTTATTCTTGCCACCATAATCAGCATCAGCATCTTCTTCTTTATCATCAGTATCTCTACCAGCTACGCCATGCTCTGGGTCTGTCTCATACCCTGGGTTATCATCATCTCCAACTGTAGCATAGAATGGGTACCAAGTTTGATCAGAAGATGCTTGTTTTTGCTGTGTTGGCACTTCACCTTTGTCTACGCAAGTCGGGCAGTAATATGGAGGAAAACCAGTCCCATCATTCCACCAACTAGCAAATTTTGGGTTTGATGGTTCTTCTCTTCTTCTGCAACCAGCACAACGTATATAGCTTTTATTAGAAGGCTTGTTTGACTCTTTTATTTTTTGTTCCCAATCATCATCATCAAAGGCAAATGGATTTTGCCCAACAATGTCTTGCATATCAAGGTTCCTAAGATGCTGGTCATAAGCATCACGGTCAAGATGAACTTCTTCTGAACCACAATGAGGGCATTTTGTTGGGACACCAAACTTTTCATTTCCACCTGTAGTAAGACAACCATGACAAATCAATGGAGGCCCTTGTGGTCTACTTGCAGCCATTACAGGAGAACCAATATCACCTTGATGACTATCTTCATCCATAATACCCATTTGCCCTCTATTAAGTTGGTCAGCTTCATCTTCTGTGATATTAGATCTACGTTTCATAGATTCCCTAAACTTTTTTTCCCAATCATCAGGATCTTCACCTTCTGGCCATGTGTCTGTATGCTCTTCTTTGGAGGGGTCTATTATGCTGTAATAATAATCTACTGGTTCTTTGCTATAATGATCTTTATCTTTTTTATCATCATCTTCATCATCTTGCCAAAACCCTGGGTGATTTTCTTTGCCTGATAAATGTTTATCATTCATTGGTTCAACTTCCTTATCTTCTGGGAATGGATTTATTGCATCGGGCAAATAATCAAAATTATCTTCATATCCGTTATAATCAGTCATTATCTTTCACCATTGTATTTATCAATAAACGCATTGATACCTTTTTCTATTAAATTACCATATGTTCCATACTCAAAGATATCATTGTAATAATCAGTACCTGGTGAGTCTGATTCTCTACGAAGATGTGGACAATGCTTATTTATTAAATCCATGCAATGAGGATGATAAGGCAACCAGTCGCTTAATGTATTAAGGATATGACTTCCTTTATAAATTATAGCTGGGTCATCATCTTCAAATTTTCCACCACACATAGGGCAACATTTTTTTTTAGCTGATTCTGAAGCATTCATTAAAATATATTTTGCTAAATTATTATTAGATTTGTTTAATGCAGCAGCTACTTCTAGATGAACCTCAGGATGTATAATATCTTTATCAAATTGTGGGATATCATTGGAGACATTTTGTGTATTCCATGGAACAGGAACTTTTTGGTATAATCTTCTATCTCCAGTTTCAATTTTTGGGTTCTTTAATGAATTAACGTTAGATTCATCATAGGTTTGCATTTTTTCTTCTGTTCGCCATTGTGGACGAGGAAGACCAGGAGGATACTTTACACCTTTTTCAAAATCAGGTGGACCAGCAGCTATATATCGAAAACTCATTAGTTGTACCAAGGTTTTATATAGTTATTATGTCCGATAACAGAACGAACTTCACCCATAGCCATTGCTGTAGTAATATTTGTTGTATCATCAGGTGCATCAGCAGTTTGAGTTTTATTTTTGATTAAAGCCATAATTCTAGCGTATGCTGGCTTATTACGAGCTGTATCAGGTGTTTCTGAAAGAACATTATCAAAAGCTTTTTGTACTTTCGCATACATTCGATCAGTAAGATTTGGTCGATCTTTGCGTTGTCTGTAATAATCAAATATTCTGCAATAATCACATCTTGGTACACCATTTTTTGATGTATGCCTTAATATACCAGTAGGAGTACCACAATATTTTTCTTGGTTTGTTTTTGAATAATCTCTGAAATTAGGTACAACATCTCCTACGCAACCCTCATCCATCAGCTCTTGTCTGCCCCCTGCATACATAAGTAGGAATATTTTACGCTGCCACTCTGAATATTCTTCTTTAGTTGCATTTGATGGTGGTGGTACACGTTCTTCTGATATAACAGGGATAATTGGTTTTATTTTTTTTGGTTTTGGAGTTTCTTCTGTATCAGTGCCTAAACCAGTATCAATAACAGGTGTAGCATTTTCTGCACGCATTCTTTCAATTCTTTCTTGAGCTGCCTGACCACTTTGTTCAGCTCTTTGAACAGCTTCAGGATTTGATACATCTTGTGCATTTTGTCTACTAATTTCTTGTTGTTTTTTTCTATTTCTAGCTGAATTAGGCCTAGATTTTTTCACTGCATCCCAGGGTCCATCAGGATGTGGGAATAATTCTTCTAGCAATTCTATTTTAGCTTTAGCATTTCTAATTGAAGATGGACTTGGATGCGTAGATTTTGTCAATTTAATAATTGGAGAAAAATCTTCTGGTACTTCAACATCATCTGGCTTAGTCCAGTTATCTGGCATATGTGGCCATTTGTACATTGCATAATTTGAATTATTTATTTTTTCAAATCCTCTTAGTTCACAATCATGCATAATAGATTTAACATCAGGAGATAGAGCAGCCTCTACATCAAATGAAGCTGTAAAAGGTGCATCAAATATTCCAGGTAACCAATTATTATTTTTCATAGATCTTACGATTATCTTTCCACAATGATCACAGGTAAAGTCTCCAGTGTCTCTATTGATATGTGTTGGGCCACCACAAATTGGGCAAATTACGGCTGAGCTTTCTTTCATTGTGAATCACCAAAGCCCCATGCATTGCTATAAGATTTTTCATAACCTTCATCTGTTAAATCAGTACAATAAGGGCAAAAACCATATATACTTTTGTTACTTCCACATTCTGTACATGTTTTTAAAACAGGGCATTTTGGATGATGACCGAATGCATTTAAATCTGGATTGTTATAGTTTTTGTCTGTGATTTCTCCACATGATGGACAAATATCTTCATCATCTTTATGTAACGAGCAATAATGTTTTTCTCCACCATCTGGTGTTTCAATTCTTTCCATAGGGTTAAAAACTACTGGGTTATCAAGATTTCTTACTTCCTGGCAACCTGGGCGATCACAATGTTGTAATTCTATTGGATCATCAGGGTAATCTGGATCATCCTCATATGTGTAATGAGCCTTCTTAGTAAAAACATTATCCCAAGGGTTTTCATCAGCTATACATCCAGGAGTCATACATATAGGATCTACTCTCCAATCTGGATCTATTTGTTCAAGCTTTTCTTTGCAATGTTTACAATGACTACAATCATCATACATTCCACTTCCGCAATTGCCAAATCTATTAGTTTCACTATCACACTCAGGACAGATTCCAGTATTGAAACTTCTACAGTGTTTATTTTTACATACACCAAATTCATCATATGGTTTTTCACAATCACCACAAACTTTTTTACAACAATCTTCACAAAAATCTGTTGTGTCTTCACCATCTCTACCATGGTCTTTTCTATACCAACCTTTAGGCTGGTTATCAAATTCTGGGTCCCATCCCTCAGCATCGCAATATCTTTTAAGAGTTGGGTTATTTTTAATTTCAGGGCTAGCTTCATCTATATTATCAGTATGTCTAAAAGTTGAATTATCGCCAGGTGTTTTTTGATAAGTAGCACTTCCATTACCTGGTCCATCACATGTTACCCAATATCTTCTAGAAGCAAGTTTTATTGCAGCAGCTTCTTTTGCTTTAATTTCATCATTTTTATCACATTCTGGGTTAATACAATAAGCGCCACCATGCATATCCTGAAAATATGGTTCTCCACATTTTCCACAATTATCATGGGCTTCACAATCCTTATTATCGCAGCGACCACCTGGATCTAGCACACCATCGAAACATTTCATACAATTTGTTTCTTGACAACTTGGACAGATATGATAATCATACTCATCATATACGCCACGGTGGTGTTTAAAGTCAGATGCATCTTTCCAACCAGATCGCCATGTTTCATTGTTATCAATGCCATCTTCATTGCAATCTGGCCCATTAACATTACAAAATACGGTTATATTAGTAGTAGCATACTTAGGAAGGTCTAAACTATCGACAATAATATTAGGTTGTTCAAGTTTTTTAATTTCTCTACGCATTAAAGCCCCACCCATTAGAATAGCTTTGTTTGTATTCTTCATCATCACCTTGGCAATACTTACATTGATTAAAGCTTGTATCTAACTTAGGATTCCAACAATTATGGCAAATTTTATTTTCAAAACAATTTGGACAATACATCAATCCATAATCCATCATCCAGCCTTTATCATGGGCTTTATCTTCTTCGCCTTCTACACCACCAATTTTTAAGCATTCATCACATCTAAAATGGTAATTATCTTCATCCCACATAGCTTTTTTATTGAAACCCCATCCAGAAGCATAATCATCAACTACAGATTTTAATTTATCTTGATGAGTTGAAGCTGGGTTATCAGATATAGTTTTAAGAATAATTTGATGTTTACGCTCAGCTTCATTTAATTGATCATGGAAATTACCTTCTGGTATTGCATGATGAATTCGAATAGTCCATGCATTACCAGATCCAAGTTCATTTATTGATTGCCTTGTGTATGTTGTATCTAATGAACTATAACTATTGTTCATATATGAAGAATAATTACGATCAATATTATCAAAATAATTACGTGGGAAATGTGCACTATAATAATTTACTTTTATTGCATTTGTTGTTTTTATATCATCAATCAAAGCATGATTAAGCCCTAAACTAGATAAACTGCGCTTACTAATTTTACTTGGTGCTGTCTCAAATAAAGTATGAGAACCATTTGGAGCTAAAGATTTTAAATGGCTAATAATATCACGTTTAGCATTTGTTGGGCTTCCTGTAGAAAAACCATTGATAGTCGTAAACATATGAGATAAATCTGGTCTATCTACTGAGCTGATCAATTGGGATGTAACAAATTTTGTTTCTGTTGAGTCAGTAGATGATTTTATAACACTGCCTGATTTATCAAATAAACCTTGTTGTATATTTCTTGCTGGAGTTACATAATTAGTTGCATCTTGTCTCCCATAATTACCAGCACTATTCCAACCTAATCTATTTGTTGTATCTTCTGTAGGCCCAAAATGTATTCTATTTATCTTGCTATAACATTCGGGGCACTTTGTTCTAAAACCAATATTCCAGTTTTCTGTTTTGTTTTTGATTAGTCTATTTCCATAATCGTTTGCAAATTTTTCTACAACAAATTTTCCACAATCATCACAAGTTACACGGCGAAAATTAATATTTTCAACTCCAGCTTTTTTATTGAAACCCCATCCAGAAGCATAATCATCTATATAACTTTGGTCATCACCAAAACACTTTGAACATTCGCCAAATGAATTCATTTTTGATCCACAGCCAAACGTCATTTTAAACGGATCAGTAATATTATCGTCTAAGTGTCTTCCTTCTTTGCAATTTGGGCAGAAATGTAATTCTTGCCAATCATCATATTTTGTTGGGTTTTTGGGATCATCTTTTGAAAAACCATTTAAACTAGCTCTTCCCCAATTCTTATTAACGTATTCACCAAGATCTGGATCAGGATCACCACAATCATCGCAGAAAATTACTTTTTCAAATGAAGCTTGTACTATCCTTTGACCTTTACCCCAGCCTAATGTACCATCACTCTTATGAGCTTTCTTGTCAAAACCCCAACCGTTACTATAATCTTCTTCACGTTCTTTATCAGAACCATCACATATTAGGCATTGGTCATATTTACCTAATGTATTCAAGCAATCGTGACAATCCTGGCAAGTATCATTGTGATGTATTCTGTTAAATTTTTTATCATCATCGTCTAATTCTTCACAACACTGTGGGCAACGATCTTTTTTGCAATCTGGACAATAATGAACATCACGATGTAAATCGTATATCCAACCTTGTTGATTAAGGAATGAATACTGATCATCATACTTTATGTCACAATCATCACAATGAATAGCATGATAAGCTTGTTTTACTGAAGCAGCAGCTGATAAACCACGTTCATAGTCGTGCATACCTGGGAAATCTTGTGTTACGCCATCTTCCATACCAGAATCAGGATTAGGCTCATTCTGTGCCATACCAGGCATGATAGCTTCATTAGGCTGATCTAATGAGAAATAATTGAGGGCTTTCTTACCAAAACCCCATGCATCAGTATATTCTTCTTCAAAATCTTCGTTTGGTGTACAACGTTGGCATACTCCATACTTACCTATGTTATCGTTACAATTATGGCAATTAAAACATTCAGTATAACCATCTGCAATATCTTCTTTTTGCATAGGAATATCACATTGTCTGCAATAAAGATTTTTATGTTCTGGGCAATAATGTCTATCATTGCCAATATGAACCATATTATGCTTGGTATCATAAAAAGAATCAGAACGCCAGTTATGTAATTCATCTTCATCATCATATTGGGCAATATTCTTACATGTTCCAGTTTGATCCTGGTGGTCACAATGATGGAATGTAGAAGCTTTCTTACCAAATCCCCAGGAATCAGAATATAATTCTTCATCTGACCCATCACATTGTAAACATTGACCAAGCATACCTATGTTATGTGGGTCAAGTTTTCCTTTATCACAATTTAAACAATTTTTGCTACCTTTTATAAATATATTAGATTCACCACATTTATTGCAATAATCATCTCTTTTTTCAATATGAGGGTCTTTTAATAAACAATCATGGCATACCATACCCCAAGTATGTTTATATGGGCTTGATTCTAGCTGATAACCTGGTTTTGCTTCACCACAGTGATGGCATTCATCTTCATATATATGCGTGCCACAATCACCACAAATATCATTTTTAAAATCAAAATCATACTCTCTAAATATTGGAGAAATTGGATTCCCATCTGAATCTTCAGCATTATCAGTATCTTTAAATTGTTCATGTGTGCATTCTGGACAATGAATATCTGAATCATATACATAACCAATAACATCATCAAGCCTTGAAGCTTTCTTACCAAATCCCCAGGAATCAGAATATTCTTGCTCAAATCTGCGCTGTTTTCTTCTATCAATATCATGGTATGCACAACCAATTGAGTTACATGTACCATCAGGGTAAACCTGACGACCACAGCCATAGTAAAAGTTTTCATCTATACAATGAAGATCTTTATGTTCTGGGCAGAAGTGGCTATCAGCCATCAAAGCTTGTTCATCTTGTGGATCTGCTGGCCAATTTGTAGCTTTAGCCCATGATTCTGGTAGTTCATCTGTTCTACCGATACCAAATCCAGTATCACCTTGGTATTTTTTATCACATCCAGAGTGATCGCAAATAATTCTTGCTTGGACAGTAGCTTGTTTAGTAGTTAATTCTTCCCATGGGTCAGTCATAGTCTACTCATGACACTCGCAACCGCATGGTGGGCATGAACAATTACCGCCTTTTGAAAAACGATTGCATCTAGATAGGTGATCAATTTCTGAATAATCCTCGCAGCTACAGGTATTACATGGCTTATAAGCACAGTCTGGGCAATAGTCTTCATTAAATTCATTTACCCACTCATGTTTATTATTTTGTTGGCCTCTAGCCCCACAACCATCACAGATAGTTATAACTTGAACTTGCTTTGATGATTTAAAACCCCAGCCATTAGAATAATCTTGCTCTATTTTTTTGTCATTGTCTTCTGGCCAACTATCGCAGTTACCATAGCTTCCACATTTCTTACCATATTTTTCTTCTGGAAGGTCGGCACCGCATTCTGGGCAATAATGATTTTTGCAATCTGAACAATAATCATTATGACCTATTTGTACCCAGCCACCTTCTCCTAATAGACGATGATAGCTTGGATTGGCAGCACTCCCACCTTCCCAATCTATAAGGTTTTCTGATTTATCGCACTCATCACATATAGCTACACGTAATGCAGTCTTTAGCCCAGCAATATTTGTTTTTACTGGGCTAGCTATTTTGGGGAATTACCAGGAAGAAGTCTAGGAGCACTCTTAGGCATCTCATAATATGTTTGAGAATGAATATCTTGTGGACTTGGTGGAGCTGACTCTAGATTTGTGTTATTGTATAACAGGCCCTGCTTGTATCCCTGGTAATAATCCATGGAAAGGTTAGCTAACCCCTCATCCATCTTTTTACCGCCTACAGCGTCATCGTAGCCCTGATAGAACACATCTGAGTCAGAGGCTTCTCGCTGCATGGCAGCAAGGTATGTTGATGCTGTCCAAGTAGAAGCCATCGTTGTAGTAGGCATTTGGGTATTGGGATCAGCTTGTATAGAAGCAGCAGAAGGATCAACATTTTCATCTTGCATAACTGGTTGTGGGCCAGGAAGGGCATCACCTGTTACAGTGCCAGCAATAGGGCCAATATCCATATACATTTCATCATTAGCTGTGTCATTAACAGCAAAACGGTTGTGGTTGCCTTGTTCTTGGATAGACTGATATGTACCGTCGCAACAATAGCAACCTGGAGTCATTGAGCAAACGTGATTAAAATCAGCATCACATGTAGAGCAAAGACCATCAAGAGTAGCGTGCATACCTGGATAATGACATGTTTTTGATGAAGCATCAAGAGAATTACCACAATGAGGGCATAATGGCGAAGTCCCATCACCTAATGATCCAGCAGACCTTAGGTTATGCTCTTCTTCAAGCTCAGACCAGCGTGGTGGTAATGTCATTCTATTCTCCTTGGACAGGTAAAACTATTGGCACCGATGATTTCTATTACAAAGTACGACTTGTTGATAATTTTAGTTTAAATCTTCATAAATTGATATTGAAATCACTTATCAATCGTCTATATACCACTTGGAACATTTATTACAATTACAACTAGCATTTTTTATCGTCCAAGGGTGATATTTAGATTCTGATACAATCTTATATGCATCATCTATGGTATAAATTCTTTTTGATTCTCTATTAAAAAGATCGTTCCAATAGCCAGGATCTTCTTTTACTTTGCTTTCCATGCCATGTTGACCAGCATTTTTAATTCTTTGTGTATAGTTTAACAAAATATTCTTTGCATGGTCTTCATCACTAACGTCACCCCTGATATTAAGAAAATTATGAGCTGGTTTAACCAAACCATTTTTTTCTGCTCTTGGAAAATAAGTAGCTTCTATGTTATCTGTAGAATTTTTATGGCCAAATGGTTCATACTCATATTTACTAATAGAAGGGTCACCAATGTTATCATATTTTGATTTAACTTTGCTTGCTCTACCACCTTGGTCAAAAACGTGTGATAAACCAATATTCCATTTCATAAATGATTCTTGGTTATCTGTCGAAGGTGATGATTTTTGCGAAGATTGTATAGAGAAAAAGTGCTGACCTTCCATTTTTGTCCCTGGAGCACCACTGATGTGCCATCCAGTAATTATATGATATGGTGGAGTTCCTGATGAAACATCATTACCATCATGTTCATCGTATCCAGGAACATGAAGCTGATGGATAATGAACTGATTATCGGAGTTATCTATCTTTGGATGTTTGGTAGTAAGATGAAAGTGTGGTTCTGTTATATCGCTGTTGCAAGAAAAAAATGGCCCTCTTTGCTCATGCATTGCTTCGTATGGATAACTTTTTACGGGCTTATACGGTTGATAGTCGCTATCACTAGACGAGATAATATGTCTGCTCATCTATCATACCATTCTTTCTCGTTGCTAGCTTTATGGGATATAATTATCATTTGTCAAACACCGAATCCCATGGATTTTCGTTTGGTGGTTCTTGTATATGCTTCATATCCATTTTTTTCATATCTTTATATAAATAAATAGGTAAATAATTTGGTTCGTGGCTCCATCCGACCTCATCATCTAAGTAATAATCCATGCAAGGCTCACAAAAAAAATGATGTTGTCGTTTTAATGGTTTATGGCCATACTTATAATTGTAATCTTCATGAAAATTATTGCCATAATCTTCTGGGTTAGCTTCGTTGTATAAGCTTTTAACCATACCTTTGTAATGCCCGTTATACATCGTATCTGTCTTTGTAACTGGGTGAACTAATGAGCTACCACAATCTGGGCAAATTAAAATTTTATTTTCGTCATCATGAGCATGATATGCCATTATATAAGCCCCTTAGTTTCATGCCATGGACCACAATGCCCAGAATCAATTATTTTATTATAAGCTTCTTCTTTATCATAACGTTTTTCTACAACTGGATTACAAAAAGCATTGAATACCATTGGATCAAATGTTTGGCCAGTAGTTGGTTCATGAACTGATCCATCAGAATGCTCTACCCAACCATGAGCTATTGCTGGTTTGCCAAAGTTTTGGATTGTACCATGAACAAGTGTTAGCCCTTTATCAGGATGGTATAGCGCTCTTTTACCTGATAATTCAAAACACCTACCTGATCTTCCTCCCATAGTTGAACCATCATCTTCATCTTCCCACCATTCTTTTGATGCACCATGAAGATTGAATTTAAGCTGATCTGGATTAGGGCATTCTCCACACCAGCATTTGCTAGGATAATTGCAAACTTTATCAATACCTGGATTCTCTAATGGAATTAATTTACAGTTACTTGCTTTATGTTCTGGGAAAAAACCTTTTATATTTGAATAATACCCAGGTTCTTCATCCCAAGCCTCATGCCAATCATCAAAACAATGATGACATATATAATGGTTAATAATTGGATTAGGTTTTTCATTGTAAGTATCTTCATAATTTTTTTGAAGATCTGGATCATTATTTACATTCTTTTTCCACCAATGACCATAGCCTTTAACATGCTCAATCGTATCTCTTAAGCAATCAGGACAAATTAATATATTTTTTGAATTATCTGGGTCTCTTATCATTTTTTATTAAACACATCTTCCCATGGATTATAATTTTGATCACATTGCCACATGTTTTTTTCTGTTTCTTTAAATATATATCTCAAGTTACATTGAGTTTGTAAACTTCCATGCTGCAAATTATAATGCATTAAAGCATCGGCATAATGATATGCTAAATGATCGTTTATTTTGCCAACTTTAATGGTTTCTGCAAAATTTTTAGCGTCTTCATCTGTATAACATCCAAAGATGTGGTCTTGGCTCCAAGATTGTTTATAACATCTTTTACACTTATCATCTGGCCCAAGATATGTTCCATCTCCCTGAGGAATATACATTGATTTACTTTCTGATGGGCAAGGTACACTTAATGAGCTAGATCCTTTTTTATTAAATACGTCTGCCCAAGCATCATACTCTGGAATTTGTTTTTGCATAGCTCCGGCATGAGTAAAACCATTGCGTCTATCAATAATATAATTAAGTGTATTTATATTATTGGCGTGTAACTCTAAAACATCTTGATGCGAGGCACCAGCTTTCCTCAAAAAACCATAATCAGACAGCATACCTTTATGATATGCATCCATGATTTCTTCATGTTTAGCATGACCATCATTAACTGCATAACCATAATCTTCCCTATCAAAACCATGAGAAATCAGATCTAAAGTATCTTTGTGATTTTGACAACTGGCATATATAAAATGATAATCTTTGTCATATCCTAGATCATGTGCTTCCATAGCTTCTTTATGCGATGCTCCTACCATTCTACTTAAACAATAATTAAATAAATCTTGCGTTTTATTATCTGCATCAATAGCTTCTTCATGACTAGCACCAGACCTACGCAACGCTCCATAATCACTTAATTCAACACCATGCTTATTTGCATCCATAGCTTCAGCATGACTAGCGCCAACCTGTCTAGCTTTCCAATATGATACTGGATGAATCCATGTGCCATCTGAATAGCTTCCTGTAGAAGCAGCTTCCATAATTTCTTTATGTGTTGCCCCAGCTTCTCTTGATTTCACATAATCACGAGGTTCCCAACCAACTTTATCATAAGCTTCTTGCATTTCTTTATCATAATTAGAAGATGCATTTTTATTAAATACATCATCCCATGGATTGTAATCAGGTAATAACTGAGTTAATGCTTGTTCGTGGTTAGCACCAGAATATCTTTCATAG